GGCAATGGTCTGCACGTAAAGCGCAGCTGGTTGCTAGTGAATATAAAAAGAAAGGCGGTGGATACAAAGGTGGCCAATCTAGCAAACAAAAAAATCTTAAAAAATGGGGTAAAGAAGATTGGCAAACTAAAGATCAATACGAAAAAGGTAAGAAAGCTGCTACTGCAGCTAAAAAAGCTAAGGACAAAAAATCATGAAACAAGCTAAAAAAGACTTACAGAAGATTTCTAAACAGTTAAAGGGCAGTGCCAAGATGCATGCTGGACAAGCAAAAAAACTTGATAAGCTTGCTGGTAAATATATGGGGAAAAAATAATGGACTTAGCAGGACGTTTAATGAGTGGAGTTAAAAACGCAGCAGGAGCTGGTTTTAATTTATTACCTGATCGAATTAATTTATTTGGACGATATCTTACAGGAGTTGGTAATTCTAACCTTCAATTAGATCCATCAACAGAAAGATCTTTAATTCAGGCAACTGAATTATTTCCTTCTGCCCTGGCAGAGAGACCCGTATGGGGCAGCATGGAAGCAGCCATGAAAGGTGATCCTAATGAATCAAGAATGGAATTTGTTCCAGTACAAGCACAAGGACCCGGAATTCCAACTACAGGACCTATTGTTTCCTACGGTTTAAAAGATAAAGCTTCAAGTCAAACACTAGGTAGTTTTAATGCTGAAGTTACGCCAACTTTAGTTAGGGTAAAAGATATGTATGACATGGAAAATAATTCAGAAGATCCTGATTTAGTTAGTGGTAAATTTCAACCAGGCAAAGCATTTAAAACATTAAGAGCAGCTTTTCAACCGGGTATTCATTATAATCCTTTTATGGATAAAGTTTTTGATAATCGTCATTTATTACCTCCAGAACAAAAATCAGTTTTAGGATATTTAGAACAAACAGGAAAAAGCCCTACACATAGTGCTATGACAGATTTAGGGCGGGCTGTTATGTATGCAATGCCTGTTAAGTTTAAACCTTATGAGATTGATTACACAATTCAAAGATAAACATGGCTGACAAAGCAATTCAAAAAGACGGCACGACTAAACGCTACCTTCCTAAAAAAGCCTGGGCGAAGCTTTCCAAAGAAGAAAGAGATAAAACTGACGCCAAAAAACGTGCTGCTTCTAAAACAGGTAAACAGTTTGTAGCCAATACAGAAAAAGCTAAAAAGGCTGGCAAGGCTGCTAGGATGTATAAACAAAAGGGTAAGAAATAGTGTCAGACACGAATAATCGCCTGAAAGAAATTATTGATGCTTATATCGAGCGTAATGGCGATGCACAAGTGGATAGTGGCATTGTTTCATCTCATATTGCACAAATGAAATTATTTGGCATCCGTCAGGGTGTTGAGTTCTTTCCGTCACAAGATAACTTTGGTCAGCAGCGTGGTGACTTTATTAAAAAAGTTGCTAAGTACAACAAGCTTGATATTCGGTTAGACAGTATCTGGGATTACTTTTTATGTGATGGTAAAGGGCTGTTTTATATCAGGCCAACTGAAAACAACTACCGTCTCTACTACTTTCGCAACTACGAGTACCGCAGCTACTACAACGTTGATGGTGAGCTAGAAGAAGTTGTCATTATTTATAGTTACAAAGTAAAACAAAATAATGGCGCAGGCATGGCTGATGTCGGCTTAGGTGGCATTGAGATGGGCCAGTTGACAGGCGGCACAATGTATGGTCCTAAAGAAACACCTGGTAAAAAGAAATATATTCGTCTATCAATTAAACCATTAGAGATTGAAGAAACTCACTCTGATGGTGAGATGACTTTTGAAAATATCAGCACCACCATACCAGGTAAAAGTAATAAGTTTCCTAATGAATTAGGTTACATTCCTTGTGTTGAGGTTTTTAATAATCCAAAAGGATTCTCCATGGAAGGCAATGGAGAGTTTGATCAGTTTGCTAGCCAGATTTGTTTGCATGATGAACTGGTTCGTACAATGCGTAAAAACCTACAGTTTTTTGGTAATCCAACCTTACTATCTTCTCGTCCTAAAACTGACTTAATTGAAAGTGGAAATGATGGTCCTGCACAGCGTCCATCCATTGCAGCTAACTCTGGATTCCAGAGTATGTCACCATTATCGTCTTCTACTTTTAAACAAGATCCAATCTCACGTAGCAGCGTCGATGGTAGTATCCGTGTTCCACGAGTTATTGCAAACCTTGAACCAAATGATCGTGTTGGTTATATTGTTCCTGATGCAATTTCTGGTGATCAGAATGCATTTGTTAGACAGTTCAGAGAAGAAATTCGTACAGCTTTAGGAGGTGTAGATGAACTCTCAATCAGTGCAGGTGTTACTGCTACCGAATATAAAAGTTTGTTTGGTCGTGTGGCGGCCACCAGCAAGAAAAAAGCAAATGCAATTTACGAGCATGGAATCTGTCGATGTTTAGAACTCATTGTCTTTATGGAAGAGACGATGTTTAAAGATACACTTGCTGATGTAGCTGGAATTGAAAAACCAATTAGTCCAGCTCCAGATGCATCTATAGAAGAAAAAACTGGTTATCAACAAGCTTTAAAACAGTTTGAAGGCCAAATGAAACAAATTATGCAGGCTTTAATTCAGGCACAAATGGTTCCACCTGGTGTCAAAGGATTAATTCCTGATGGTGATGTTACTGTCAACTGGCGTTGGTTAGGTCCTGTATATGAAGAATCAACTCAAGATATTTTAAATAATTCAATTGTTGTTCGTAACTTACAAGAGCTTGGAGTTGATAGTATAGAAGCATTGAAGTATCTTTTCCCAGCCAAAACGGATGAGGAAAGAGCGGAAATGCTTTCTGGCTTTCCCTTCAGAATGGTCGGTGAATTACAGGGTGCTTATAACAAGTTCTCTGGTTTGGTTGCGGGAATGATGCAGACCCCACATCCACAAGCTCCCGATCTGCCAATGGCTGCAGATCCACGCTTGGACCTCACTCCCTATCTGTATCGAACTCTAGAAGCATTACAAAAGGAGATGAGCTATGCAGGACGCTACCGTCCAATCGATCCCACAGATGAGCCAACCATCCGTGGCCCCAAGCAGCTACGTGGCAGCAGCCCCGCAGCCAACAGTTCCAGTACAAACGAGTCAAGCGGGAGTAGCTTACCCCCAGGCGGTTCCCCAGGGAACACCTCAGGTAGCGCCCAACTACCAATCCGCCCCGTCAGCATTCGTCCCCCCTTCCCAGGCAGCACCTCAAACGAACCCATGGGAATCGGCGTTCAGTCAGGTAGTAGGTCTGCTGGGCAACAATCAACAATCCCCATCCCAGGCAGCGCCATCACCGGTCCAGGCTCCGGCAGCGAGTCCGTATACCCAGGGCAACTGGGAGTCTCAGGTTCCTCCTCAGTATCAACAGACCTCGGTGCCATCGGCAGCGCCGACTTGGCAAGCAAGCCAGACATCCTCGCCCAACTCTTCCCAAACCTTCTCGGTCAGCTCCTTGGAGGACGTGGCCCAGGTGCTGGATTGGAGTCCGGAAAGCAGGATGGTAGTAGCAAACTACGGAACAGAAGCTCCAGCGATTCTAAATCAGTACGCCCTAAACCTGGAAGGGATGCTGGACAGCGCGGTCGCATGGGGAGAGCAAGCAACTGATACCCTAATGGGGTATGCCAATTTTGCTGTTAATGAGCACAAAGAAAATCTGGCATTCAACGAGATTCTGACGAATCCCGACGTTCTGTCTGATTACACCCTTGAGTTCTTTGGTCCTAACGGCCCATATCCTGTTTATGAATCTGAACAGGAATTAGAAACTCGCGGTTATCCAACTGCTCCAACAAGTGCACAAGTTCCTGGCTTACCTGCACCTCCGCAGCAAGAAGCTCCTCAACAGCCTCAAGATTTCTGGGGTGCCTTCAAACAACAGATGGATTATGACCCGAGCCAAGCTTGGCGCATTGTGAACCAGGCTGATCCTCGCGTTATGGCTAACAAACTATTCGTAATGGAGTGATCTAATGCTTGCAGGAAAATTTGATCCCCAAATGCAACGTTTACGTGCTATTGCAAATAGTCCTGTAGGTTCTGCTGTGGCTGGCGGCGCTGCTGCCGCTGGCCTTTCCGCTTTAGGAAATGTTGGCTCTGATAAACCAGGTGAACGTGTCGCAATGGAAGCATTAGGCGCAGCTGGTTTAGGAGCCTTAGCTGGAAGTCAAGTTCCAAAAATTCGACAAGTTATAAATAAAAAAACTGTCGGCAAAGAACTTGGACCCATTATGGAAGAAATGATGAATTCACCAGCAGGCAGAGCCTCTTCTGACAAAGAAAAAGAATTTTTTGTTAAAGGTGGCAAGCTTCTTTATGATGCTGCTCCTATAGCTAGTAGCGCTATTGCAGCGGGTGGAATTGCAGGCGCTGGTGGACTAGGCGGACAAGTCGGTGGTGGTGTAGCAAACCTAATGGGTATTGATCCAGAAAATCCAGGCTCTAGTAACACAATGGGTGCACGTTATTCCATGCAAGGAATGCCTCCAATGTATGGATAAATACGTCACTGCTAAAATTTATAGTAGATAGGCTTAGACCGAATCTCCAGAAACCCTTATTACCTTTAAAAAGAGGATAGAAGATGTTCCTTGATAATGATTTTCCTAAGATTTTAGGAGCGGAACTTTACCGTCCGCATCCTGCATATATTTGTGAAATGGCTGTTGAGCCTGTAGTCGTACATGACTTTACCTCTCAGCCTGGACAAACTGTTCAGTTAGATCGCTACAAGTTCTGGGGATCTCCCGGCACAAAGGATAGCCGTGAGCGTATCTCAGATCAGACAATTGGTACAGCCAATAGCCGTAACATCACCAAGGAAAAAGTCCTGGTGGTGCTTAAGGAATATACTGGTCCTGCAGATCCGGCTGATCCTACCCAGCCTTCTACTTTTAAAATTGCTCGGGAAACTTTAATCACTGCTCAGCGTTTGCTGCTTGATACCGGCAACCTGAACATGTTCCACCAGTCCATCGGCAGCCTTACGCTGTTAGATGATTACAGGCGCTGGCGTGATCGCGTCTTCATTGACGAACTGGCTAAAGCAGAAGCGCAAGGCAAAGCAGGTACTACACAAGGTGGTTACTACTTTGCTGGTGATAAAGAAAAAGATGCACAAGGCCGTGTTTCTTATACAGGTGCTGAATACACTGCTCAGGTGCAACAGTTCTCTGTTCGTACTGACCTTTTAGAAGTAGTTAAAGATCTGCGCAAGCGCAACGTTCCTACTTTTGCTGATGGTCTGTATCGTTGTATTTGTGATCCTGTCTTCATGATGCATTTGCGTCGTGATGAAGACTTCCGTGAGATTGCTCGTTATAGCGGCAACCCCGGACAAGGCATGTACATGGCTAACCCCATGATGCCTAATAACTCCAGCTTCTACATGGGTCCGCAAGCTGGTCAGGGTTATTTCTTGGCTGGTGAACCTGTAATGCCAACTGGTGTTCAATTTGAAGGTGTTAAGTTCTTCGAATCCACTAACTTCCCTAGCAAGACTGTTAGTGCTACATTCGCTTCTGATGGTGCTAATACTTTTGCTAATGAAGAAGTAGCGCAAGGTTTCTTCTTTGGTCCTCAGGCAATTGGTATTGGCATTGGCGGTCCGAATGCACAAGTTCTGATTAACAACAACGACGATTTCTCACGATTTATCATTCTAATTTGGCAACTGTATGCTGGTTTTGAAGTTCTAAACAAAGACTTCATTACAAATGCTTTCAGCTTCGTCTCAGATGACGGTGTTGTTTGATTTAATTAACGTCCACTTATACATTTCTAAGTAAATGGCATATTTATCTGCTAAAAAAATCTACCCGGCTGATATGTCCGAACCACTCAATGGGTGGTATCAGAACATCGATACGCGGGGTGGAACTTCTAATAACGCTTCTATTGCTGGCCCAACATCTGTTCTGGCTACGCCTGGATACCGTTATTTCCAACAACGTGGTTATGTTCCCGTAACCAATGCATCTGGCGATGGTTATGTAACAATAGCTGATGTAATCATTCCTTCTCCTTATAAGAATGATGATACGCGTGTTAACATCACCGGCATGACAGTTGCTGCTTCTGCTGAACTTCCTGCTTATGCTTATCGTGCAACTATTTCAATTGCACAAGGCTGGGGCGATGGTCGTATTGCAGGAAGTCTGCTTACTTCTGGCTCAACTCAAGTTATTGGTTTTGGACCAGGTTCAGCGACTGCACCAACTACACATTCCGGTCAAGTTGATGCAGCAAACTTAACAGCATCAAGCAATAGCATTGCAGCTGGTTCTGCAGGCTACGGCTTATCTCCACTTACCTCTGGTGTTCAGTACAAAGAATTAACCGCTAACAATACTTATCGGGTTTATTCAAAATCTGCTACTAACTCCACCTCGACCAATGGTGGTTTTGCAATTACTGATGCAGACAAAGCCGCTGGTAATACTGGCTACATTCTCGTTGAACTCTGCTACATCCAACCTGATGTTGCTATGGAGTATGACGATATTGAGCAGTATATTCCCTATAAAATCGCATCTAACTACCCTGGTTATTGATATTTAGGGTAATATGGGGTCAGTTAATTAATACTGGCCCCGATGCTATATCAGCACAAAAAAACAGGGACAAGAGTAAAAGTTGTTACCCAATGGGATGACGGCGACTGGTTCATGGTTGAAGACCAGGATGGTCGCGTTTTTACTGTGTATCATACAGAAATTGAAAAAGATGCACAGGCGACAACTAAAGTTAAAACTCTGCAAGTAAAAGATGCGGCATCAGGTGAAGAACCTAGGAAGTTTCCAACTGATACACGTTTAAATATTAATGCAGCAACTGCACGTATGATTTCTGATCATATTAAAGGGATTGGAATGAAAACAGCGAAAGATATTAAAGACCTTCAAACTTCGCTTTCTGGAGAACGTTTTCATAGTTTGGATCAGTTAAGACAGATTAAACGAGTCGATTGGGATTCTGTATTTGCTGCAGATTTAATCCGTGTCTAAGGCCTAAGGGCCTTTTTTATTGACACAGTTTAGAATGAATGGATAAGCCTGGTGTGCAGTGCAATTATCCCCTTTCAATCAAAGTAGGGTTAGGTATCATCTGGGTTACTATGTAACTAGTGTCCCAGCCGGTGATTATGCTCGTCTAGAAGAAGCAATGAATTCTGTGCCGGATTCATTCTTCCATGACAAAATTGTGGCTCAAATTGATCGTTGCGATGCAGCGGAAAAGAAAACACAATTAGCATCAAATGATCCTAATTTTACTCCTCCGAGTACAAGGGTAGAAGGTATTCTTGGTGACGTTGATCGTACAATTCGATCAAGTAATGTCCGAGATGCATTGCGTCTTTGGAATGACGTTTATTTGTATGAGACTAATCGTCTTGCACATATATTGTATGTTCCGAATTATAAAGACGAAATGCAAGCACGCTATCGTTATGAACGATCAGGTGCTGAGTTTATACAAGCACTGCCAGGTCCAGCTGACACAACAGTTGGCAGCAATATTGTCCTCCATCGCATTTATAGATAACCATGGCTGGATCTTTAGTTAACCAGGGCTTACAAAACCTACTTAAGTTTGGTCGTCGCATTCCTCTTAACAAGACAGCGATTGATACAGTTACTAATCCAAACACTTATAGAGGTTTTGCAAACTCAGTTGATGATGTTTTACAACGAACCTTGCCCGGTAAGTTCCGTGGATCAGCAAATTTATTGAGAAGAGGATTAAAGGCTGGAGGCGTACCTGTTTTAGGAGGTCTTACTGACGTTGGTATGCGTATTGCTGATGGAGAAGATCCTGCTGAAGCCAGTTTACGGGCAGCATTTGGAACAGGTGGAGGATATCTAGGTGGTTTACTCGGAACAGGAGCGGGAGCTTTAACAGGACCAATAGCACCTGTAGCAGCGCCTACTCTAGCAATAGGGGGAAATCTGGCAGGATATAACGCAGGTGTTAGTTTGTTTGATCAAATCATGCAAGCTAATCCCAGTCAAGGTGCAGCGCCCAGTGCGTCTGACATGATGTCAGGCAGACGCGCACCAACACCAAAGCCTAAACCTGGTACTCAAGATAATCGTCCTGATCAAGGCGCTGATCTTGATATGGATGCTATTCGCAGAGAAGTAGCAAGAGCACAGGCATTAAATTCTTATGTTGAAACTCCTGTACTAGGAGCACCTCCTAATACACCTAATGTCATACCTAATACACCTATTCCAGTAACTCTTGGTAGTGCTGCTAGGCCCTATGCCCCAAGCGATCAAGCGGGCAATATAGGTGGAACCTATGGAAATGGCACTAGCACTATGCCTAATGCTAACCCAGCCAATACAGTGTTACCGCCCAATGCTGAGCAAATCTTGCAAGCTGATCCAATGCAAATTTACAATCAAGCTCGCGTAGCTGCTCAGGGCATGGATAAATCACAAATGGATAAAGTTCGTAATCTTGGCTTGGCAATTCACCGACAAAAATATTCTAATCTTTATCCAACAGATAATTCACTACCCGGATCTATGGCAGCCAAAGATGAAAATAATCAGATGAGAGAAATAGAACCTTCTCAAATTGATCAAAGATTATTAGATATTTATTCAGGAGATACACCTGTTTTAGATCCTAATAAGTTTTTACAAGCACAAATGATAGGGAGAGTTGCACGATGAGTAGAAGACGTACAACAAGTGAACTGTTTGGTTTAACTCCAGATGAACGCACTGCTCTGATTAATACAATTGCAGGAGAAGCTTATCAAGGCGGTGCTGGTAAAGACATTGCTGCTGTTGCTGCAAACGTGTTGTCTAGAAGAGTTTCTAATTATGATGGCAAAAAAAATATCGTTGACTTGGTTATGGCACCAGGCCAATATGCTGCAAATGACTATTACAATAGGGATCAAATTATTAGTCCTAATTTAATTAGTAAATTTGATCGTGATCGAATTGCAGGAGTTGTAGATAATCCTTCTATGGTATTGAATGAATACATGGCAGGCGGTGGGCCAGTTTCTTTTAGAGGTACATCACTTTATAAAAACCGTCGTGGTGATGAATATACACCTATTGAAGGAAGCAGTAATTTTTATTTTGATCCATTAAAAACACAAAATCCAGCTGCATATCAACGTGGTTTGGATATGTTCCAGGGGGTTACTCCTGTAAGTACACAGATAAGTCAAGTTCCTACACAAACCGCAGCAGATTCAACAAACTTAGGCACTACTGCTCCTGAATACAATCCAAGAAAATTTGTTGTTGATTTTCTACAAGAACAAATAAAAAGAACTATCAATCAGCAAAATGAATTAACAGATATTCTAGGAATGGAACCACCTAGCAATTATATAGATGCAAAAACAGCACAAAGATTTTTTGATAGATTGTAATCTGTATTAAAATAGATAAATCAGGAGCAACTCATGGCAACTACAAATACAAATAAACAACCTATGTTTGTAGACCGTCCTTTAATTGAAAGGACTCGTCTTACTAATCAAGTTGTTGGTGGAGCTGGTAATTTAAATGTTTTTGGTGGACAAAACCCAGCTTTATTAGTTGATATGGATGCTACATTAACATCAGACAATAATAGCGGTGGAATTATTGACAGTATTACGATTGTCAGAGATAACTTTGGATTGAATCAAACAACAGACTATGTATTAGATGCTAATACTGCTACAGGAGAAGTTGTTAGTTTTACAAGTGGTCAAACTATTTATATTAAAAACAATTCTCTTGCAAATCCATCAGGTGAAAGAGGTGTTGGTTACTACACCTATACAGGCTCAGTTTCTATTGAAGGACCTATAGGAGGTATTGAATATAGTGGTATTACAACACCTAGTACAAGTGGTTTTGCTTATTCTTCTGTAGCAACTTCATCTTTGCCTGCAGTAACTTTTGTTTGTTACCACACTCGGCAAACAACAGTCCCAATTCCAGCAAATGGTGATTACGGAATTTTATTTAGTAAAACAATTCCTGTAAATGAAACATTTGTTGACTGTTCAGATGTAATGCCTGAAATGATAGTACCTGTTCCTGAAGATGGTAATACAACAGGATTAGGAGAAGCATCGCCTTTAAAAAATAGAGCAATTCATTTGCAACGTGGAGATCGTTTATACATTGGTGTGCTGCAAAATGGTGTTTTCAATACACCTTCTGGATATATTCCAGGTGCACATGCCATTGCACAAGGTGGTTATTTCTAATGGGAATAAAAGGGTTTTCTGGATTTGGAAATAAAAACCCTAAGAACAATATTAGTTTTAACAGATTTAAACCTGACAAAAGTTCCAACTATACCGTAAAACCAATACGTGCAGAGTTTGGAGGTTCGCTGCCAATATCTATTTATACTGTTGACAGACAATCAGCATGGGTACGTTGGAGACGAGGCTGGGAATTAGCAACATCTGATATTGCGCATGCTGCTTATTCATATGATTTTAAATACCTAATACCAGAAACATCAGGAGCTATTGATGAAATAGGTGCTAGATCTCCTGTAATATCAGGTACATTTAAAGGTTTTCCTACTCCAAACAAAGAATTAGGAATGCATTGGACAGGGCTTATTGAAGCTGGTAATTTAAGATTTGATAATTTAAAAGATGTTAGTGGAGTTCGCCTAGCTGTTTCTGGTGAAGCAAATCCACAAACATTATTTTCTGGATTGTTGCAAGATAATCAACATTATTGGTATATACAATTATCCGGTACATTCAGCACAATAAGTGGCCAACAAGTTCCTTCTCCATTATTAATTACATTTTCTGGCGGCAATACAGCTAAGCCTATTGTTGGTGATATTTTAGAAGACAAAATTATTACTGTATCTGGAGAACCAATTGATAGTGAAAGTAGAGATCCTGCTAGTAACAAACGATTTGGTTTTGTACAAGCAGTATTAACAGGTATTGATGAATACCAAGGTATCTTACAATTTGAAAAAAGAGGCTCTATACAAAGCACAATTGATGGTGTACAAATTACACCATCACGTATTCCACCACATCCTAGTCGTTTTTTACAAACAGGAAAACGTTATTGTTGTACTTGTCAAGATTACACACGACGAGACTATGCTTATATTTCTACACTAGGTCAAAGAAAAGGAAGAAACTTTCCAGTTACTGCACCTGGTGCAACAGCACCTGGTCGTTATGAACAATTAAAAAATTTTGATAGGTTAACACAAGCTGCACAAATTGAATGGACTAGATATTTTGTTGAAAATAATTTGTTTGAATTAGTTGCACCTAGTGGATATGAATTAGAAGAAGTTACATCTGGTCAAGTAATTAAAAATATAGAATTACCAGAAAATCTTTACAGGGATTTTCCTGGTATTTTTGCGGATTTTGGTAATGTTTATATAAGAAATTTTGGAGATGATGAAAATTTTACTAGTGGTATTGCAGAAGGAATGCCAACATACAAAAACTACAAAGAAAGTGGAAATGTTATTTATGAACTTAGTGATGACTGGACGTTTACATTAAATCAATACAGATTTTGTAAACACATTCAAGCACTACGTTTTATGCGTAATGAGTTTCCTGTTGAACCCTCTGATTATCCTTTTGCAACAGCAGAAGATCTTGTTGCTTGGGAAGATAATTTAATAGAAAAAACTGAAAAAGATCAGAAAAAAGCGTTTGAAAATTTTACATACTATGGAATGAGTCATATGGATGTACCACCATTTAATGTTGAATCTCCAATAATGGTATCTATGACACAAAAACTTTTTAATTTTCCCGCTCAATTTGTGCAGTTACAAAACTTTATTATGATTGACAAGAATGGCCAAGAATATTTCCCTGGATCAGGAGAAATGCCTACCAGTGAAGGTAATAAAAAGAATTTTTGATAAGCTGTATAATAGTTGTATTGGATTTACCATAAGTTAATCTAATCTGAGCATTAAAACCACCTTAAAAAGACAGATCAGTGTCTATAGTTTATTCAACATCAGACCGTAGCCATGTTGCACATGCATCTCCCGTCCGATGCTCGCATCGTTGACGAAATTTTTGGCCTTACAGGTACAACTAAATACAGCGACGAAGGCTGGCTTATGGCCATGGTCGCAACCTATGGAAAAACTCCACAAGAATTAAAAGGATTCACCTGGAACAACGACTATTCAATCAACATTCCAAACAAAAAACGACCGATTCAACCTGTTCATCCTCAATGGGTGTTTATTTTTCAACTAAAAGAAAAACAGCCTTCCAAGAAGAAAGGCTGGAGCGGTCTCTGCCATAGTTTAAAAACAATTCAACAAGAAGAACGTATTAAACTATCGATAGACAAAGTCCTTTTGGCACACAAGGTCCGCAAGGTTTACTACACACCAGTTAAGCAGCAGAAATCGAAGCGGCTTGCGACTGTGTAAGTAGCTTTTTCATTCGAGGAATATTCCAATAATACGTATCTCTTGACCTAGTAAGAGGTCCTGCACCATAGTGGTGACCAAGTTTTGCGGTGCCATTGTCACGCATCTGATGAAGTTCTTTGCGAGAAACTTCAAGAACACGTTCTGCTTTATGAAGTGGAACCCAAGAACTACTAATAGTTGTCATTGGTAAAGCTGTGTGCTTACAGATTTAAGTTAGGTTTGCAAGAAGTATTGTCAAGCAACTATACATTTTTTTAATGGCGGTTAATTTATATTAAGGAATAAACAGGTTTGGGAAATTTAGACTATAAATAGCCATTAAGAATAATATGTTCAAGACAGAGAACGAACCTCTCGCTCTTTTAATTGAACTAACTCCTCGACTCGCAAAGAAAAGATTTCGACAAAGTATATATGAAGCATGGAATTATAAATGTGGATATTGTGGCAATCCAGCAACATCATTAGATCACATCATTCCTAAATACCGTTCTGGTTCATCTAACTGTACAAATTTGTTGCCTTGTTGTCGTTTTTGTAATCATCACAAAGCATCAGCAAAAATGGAAGAGTGGTATCGCAAACAAGATTTTTTTGTAGAAGAAAGACTAGAAGCTATTATCAAATGGACGAAAGGCGATAAAATAGAAATAATATCAGAATTTGTCCTAGATAATCTAGGCTGTGCATAATGAGTCTTACATATACGGGTGGAGAACTTGGATATACAGAATATCCAAGTGATTACGCTACTAATTTAACAGCAGAACAAATTATAGAGCAAAATCCTGATGTTTTTACCAGCAGAACTGCATCAGATTATACAAATTCAGAAGAAGGAGGAATGCAAGAAAACTATGCTGGAACAGAGTTTATTACAAATCATCCAGATTACTCAAACTGGTCAAGTAATGTTAACAATCCATTAACCGGATCAAGCTATCAACAATGGGAATTAAAAACTAATCCTAATGAATGGGCAGATGAATATCCAGATAATAGACCAACAGAACAAACATTTTATGTTGCCTATAACAACAGAACAGATGAATATACAGGTGGCTATGGCTTAACTAAAGACGAAGCAAAAGAAGGAGCACCAGAAGGAGGAGATTCTATTAAAGTTATTGAAATTACTGTTGGTACAGGTAGTGGTATTGGAGAAGCTTTAAATGCTGCTAGAGATCCTAGAGGTAATCCTATTACAGGGTTCAGAAATGTGCTTTCTGGTTTAAGAGAAGAAAGAGACAGACACGAACAAAATCAAAGAGACAATGAAGCTGCAGCAGGGCAAAGACAAGCTGCAATGGATCAATGGAATTATGAGAATGTTTATGAACCAGCTACTGCATATGCAAATTCATTAACATCAGAAGCAGCTACCTGGAGAGAAAATCAAGCTAACAACTGGAATGAAAATCTAGAAACCTATGCACAAAGTGTTGCAGATGAAGAAAACGAAAGAAATACTTTATTAAATGATTATGGATCCTCTTTGACTGAATGGAGCAGAGGCGTCAAAGACTGGGCAAGCTCAAGTCAAACAGGTGTATATACTTCAAATAGAAGCTATATTTATAACAATTTAGGAAGTAATTTAACTAATATTGTTAACAATTTAAATACTAGGGCTGAAGAATTAGGTCTACAACCTTTAATGAATGAAGATCAATTAAATAATATTATTGATAGCACAAAAAACATCTATGGTGCATATTATGCTGAACAACGAATAGGACAGCAATGGAATGGTGAAACCGATGGTGGTGCCTACGATTTAATTGGACAATTTGATTCTGACTATTATTTAAATACTCAAAACTCAAATTTAATTGATTATTGGAATAATGCTGTTGTAGATGAAGGAAATATTCTTAGTGCAGATAATGATTTAGATGTCACTGCAGCTTATGGAAGTTTAGCCAATATGGCTTGGTATGACTATACATACACAGGAAAAAATCAAGGCCTTAGAGGTTCTCAAGCAGGCTATGCACGAGAAGCAGAAGAATATGATGAAAGCTATAGCAGCATGACAGATGCTGAAAAACAACGAGTTAGAGATCAATTATTTGGACTTACGGGTGCAAATAATACTATTGAATGGGCAGAAAATATATTAGATCCATCATCAGATCAAACTCAAAGTCTTTTAGAAGGAAGAATAAGTTCTGCATTTAGTGAAGCAGATATAGAACAACAAGATAAATTTAGAGCTTTAGCTACAGATGTATTAGAAAAAGCAGTAAATGAATTAAATAAACAACAAGCAAGAGAAAGAGAACTAGATGTATATAGAGGATTACCAGGATTTAATGAAATTTATGGTTCTAGTCAAAGCCTTGCAGATAATATGTTAGGTGATATGAGAGGTTATTTAAATTTAGGGGGTATGCAATCAAGAGGTTTAGAAGAAAATTTAAGAGAAGGAATTGAAAACATTACAGGTATTGGAAGAGGAGCAAATGCTGAATATAATTGGCAAAAATGGATGGATGAAACACTTAAACCTTATTACGAAGGGCTAGAAGAAATAGAAGGTGAAAGAGTGGATGAAGACGGAAATAAAATTACTTATTCATTAACCAACGAAGAAGGAAGAGAGTTTATTACAAAATTTTTATCTGATTATATTACGCCGAGATTTAATATGTCTAAATCAATGTCTGAGTTTGTTAGTTACTTAGATACTTTAGATGAAGATGAACAGAATATATTTCAAACGCAAACCGCAATGAATCAATTAAAACAAACAGCAGAGTTGAAGGCACGGGAATATTTTGAACAACTTAGTGGTACTGAAGCAGGTTTTGACACAGCATTTTATATGGACCCTTTATCGCAACTTGATGAGTTAACAGAAGACGAATTAAATAGAGATTATACAGATGTAGAAACAACAAGAAGGAACTATGAAGAACAGAAAACAGCTGTACAAAGAGATTGGGCAGCAGCTAAGTCAAATGCAGATAGTAAAAGCGGAATACCAGAAGGCGCTAATGAATACAGTTGGTCACAATGGGCTTATTACTATGGTGTTGATATTAATAATGCAGATCAATTTGCAAAATTACATTATCAAATAGCTGGACAACGAGCTGGATTTGATCCAGCAAAAGATGTTTTTGATGTAAGAACTATTGATGCTTACATAAGTGATGTCATAGTAGATGCTATTGCAGACGAAAGAGTAGATATAGGAGATGCTGCTTTTATGCAGTTTGTTACTCCAGATGAATTTGCAACTGCACTGCTTGAAGGTATTGATCCTTTAGAAAATCAAGAAGAATGGGAGAAAGTTTTAGAATCATTCGGCATTGAAAATTTAGATGCAAGTTTAGAAGAAGTTAAAGAATATATTAAAGAAGCATTTGAAACAGGTGCTGCACAAGACATTCGTGAAGGTATTAAATATTTAAATGAAAGAAGAAAAACTGCAAGCCAAGAAAATTTAGGTGTTGATTATATTCAACGAGATCCACTAGAAATTCTTGGTGAACGAGGTGATATAGAAGTTGGTTCAGAAGCATGGAAAGATTTAATGATTAGTTATAATTTAGACGAGAATTTAAGCTATGACCAAGCTAGTCTTGCTCTTAGAGATATTGAAAGAGTAGATGAAGAAACCACTAATCCTTTATTTGAATACTTTAAATCAAATGGATATGCAGGAAGTCAAGATGATTTTTTAAATGAATTTTTTCCCGATGCATCATCAGATGAAATTGCAGATTTAAATTTTGTAGGTAGAGCATTGCAAGGTGGTTTTGGCATGAGCGATATTGACATGAGTGATCCTTTTGCTGCAATGTCTCAGTTTAATAGTTTTTTGGGAGATTCAGGGGATGATTTATACGGAAGAGATGATGACGATGATAATGAAAGAACAAATAATTATTTTGATGTATTTCCAGATGAAAGAGATTATGCGTCTAGTACTGGCCGTGGGATAATAGATACATGGACAGGTGGACTGTTTGGGTAAATGTCTAAACATAAAAAAGCAGCAACAGCAGCTAAATTAAATAAAGACAAAATGGCTTGCAATAAACCTAAAAAAACACCAAGCCATAAAACTAAATCGCATGTCGTAAAAGCTTGCGAAGGTGGGAAAGAAAAAATAATTCGTTTTGGTCAACAGGGTGTAAAAGGTGCTGGCAAAAATCCGAAGTCAGCCAAAGACAAAGCACGTAAGAAGTCATACTATGCACGGCACAATGCTCAAGATAGCAAGCCAAGTAAAATGAGTGCAAGGTATTGGTCACACAAGGTGAAGTGGTAATGGTTATTGGACGCTTACCCAGGAAAAGACTTCCTCAGGATGAATACAATAGAATTGCTGGTAGATACATGGAAGTTATTGCAAACCCTAATACAACGGATTTGCAAAAAGAACAAGCAATGTTTGCACTAGGCGAATTTCATTTAAAGTATGACATGGACGAAAGACCCATGGGGCAAAGCTAAATGGTAAATAGCGTTCAAATAGAGTTATCAACTGAAGATGTAAGCCACTTGTACCAAGCGGTTTGTGATGCATTAAAGTATTGGCCTGGTGGAGACCCAGAACAACAAGAATATTATCGACATTTAAAGATTTTTTTATTTAGTATAGTGTGTGAAATATCTTATGAAGATGACTAAAGAAAGCAACTTTATCCCTGCAAAACCTAAAAAAACTAAACAAGGGCAAGGAAAACATTCTACTCCTAAAGGAGATAAAAAATTACGACGAGGACAAGGAAAATAATGTAAACTAATGGCATATGCAGACTATTAATGTATCCATACACGGAGGCTTTATTAATCATTAAAACTTTTGAAGGTTTTAGCGAAAAAGCATACTTTGATCCAGATACAGGTAGTGATCCTTATACTATTGGTTATGGCACACAGTTTTATCCTGATGGGAGCCCTGTTAAAAAAGGACAGTATATAACACCAACAAAGGCTTTAGAATTTTTAAAACATGAAATAGAAGTTATTGGTACTCAAATTGAAGAATTAAATCTTGGCCTTGATGAAAATCAAGTCTGTGCTTTAGCATCATTTGCACACTCAGTTGGCTGGGATACCTTTTTATATTCCAATATTATTGACACATTAGATGATGAAGACTATAGCGAAACAATTAAAGAAATATCTTGTTGGATTTTTGATAACGATCACAAAGTAGTCGGTGGGTTAATCGATCGAAGACGCCATGAAGTTCGTTTATTTATGAAAGAACAAGACGAAATGACTATTTTGTCTAAAGATATTTTGCTAAAAGCCTTTAGAGAATATACAGCTTCTAAAGGGCAAGTTGATGCTATCAGAGAACTTCAACAACATATCAGCCCCTATGCCCTTTCTAATTTTGCTAATAATTATGAAAAAGATACAGAATTACTAGATTTTTCTCTTGCCGAATTACAAACAATCTACCAACACTGGAAGTAGAATATCTAAAGCAATAATCTTCGATATGGAAGACAGTAGCCTAAAGCAATATCAGATGCCATTACATCTTCAGCTTGCAATGCGTAAAGCAGAATTAGCCTCTGAAGAGATGACTTGGGATCAAATGCGTATTGCCCTATTGAATTTATACAGTCGGAGATTACTAGAAATTCAAGCTGTACGCGATATTTTAACTAATGAAGGTGTAGAAGTTGAGTTTAATATTCCATCTGATATCGAGCTGCAAGAACTGGCTATTGCTAAATTCATGATGGAAGTTGATCCAGACGAATTAAAAAATGAATTAGAAGACGATGAAGAGCCACCTACAGTTTTCAGTTAGAATTTAGTGATAGCAATAAGTTTATGCTGTCAAATAATTACCGTCTGCGTCTGCAGTTTATCTGTAATCGAATTGCTAAATCTGAAGAAGTAAAACTAGATGATATGATTTGGGCCGAGAAGTTAGCAAAAGCTAACAAATCAGCCCTTTCTATGTTGAATCAAGCTCGCCGTAAAGCCCATAATCCTGATATGGCAGAAGGCGGTTTAGATGATTTTATGAACACTCTGGACCTTGGTGATCCAGATCCAGCAAACCATCGGACCACATTTAGCGGCCCTGATGATATTGCTCAATGGTTTAGCCAAGATAAAACTGATGATTGGCGTCAGCGGGATTAGTTATTTTGCAGCGCGACGTGCTTTACGACGAGCAACAGTACGATCAGCTTTACGAGCTAATTTACGTGCTGCTTTGGCAGTGTCTCTATCACCTGCTGCTCGTGCTTCTTTAGCAGTCGTTTTTGCACCTTTAGCAAGACCTTTCATTCCACCTCCGCCAGAGGCAGCACTAGCATTATCACGAACAAATTTGTTACGATCCCTAGTTGACATGTTTGCCAACATGTTAATTGTTTTTTTATCGTATCTAGGTTCAGAATCGTAACCAGCAGAACGACCAGGCATAGTTTTAAAATAACTAATAATTAGTCTAAAACAATTAACTTAGTTAAATACCATTGGGCTTTTTTAAGTGACTCAATACCCCCTTTATGTTTTTCTCTCCAGATATACTTGGCAACGTTACCTTTTAGGTACCCTTTATATTCTTCTGGCGTTAGCTGTGCTTCGATGGCTTCAATACACTCAATCCCACCCTCCGTGTAATGCGGAGGATGGTTGACATTATCTACTTCTTTAGTTGCCCAGGGGACTGGGCATACACCCCCAGGGCAATCCATTATTTCATTATCTACGACCGGTTGAAACCAGACACCATCCGGCGTTGATTCTCCTTTGCTAACTCCATTTCCTCCGGTGAAAGTTGTCCCATGTCCACCACTAATTGCCTTGGCTGTGGCATTGCTCCGTGCATTATTCCTTCCTCCATCGATGGAATCATTCCCGTTAACCCGCATCTTGGTTGTGCTCGTGGATCTACTGCTAAGTTAACACGATCTGACATATTTTCTTGCGTTACTGCTAAACCAGTATTGTATTGATCGTACATAGGTACATCATTAGCCTTATTGTCTAAAGGTTGACCAAAGGTATCAAGCGTAGTCATACGCTCTTTAAGGGTATTATTGTTACCCATAAAACTATTTAAAAAGCCCATCTTTAAGCCACGGTTTACCCTAATTATAATTGACATATGGCTTACTCACCTACTTACGACGCATCTAAAGATTCTGGAACGTCAGTAAAGTTTAATTCTGATCTTAATCCTGAAGATTCGTATGATGTTGACCTACGTTCTTTAGATCCAGTGGAACGCAGGACCGCACGTCTAGGTGATGCGGCGGGTGAAGCAAAACAGAATCGTGTTGAAAAGTCGCTGAAAGCAGCTCGTAGTGCTGGTAAGTTCCGGAAAAAACGGATGTATGATCAGCCATATACAGATAGATCAGGAGCATTGACGGGTTTTACACAAGGCGATGATTTTCCTTATGCAGGCTCTACGAATTATGCAGATAAACCTCAAGCCACATTTGGTAAGTTTTAAACCTTGCTAAATACTACTTCAGCCGGCTGTTTCTGATACTTTCCTTTACGCTCCTGGTAACTGGTACTGCATGGTTTACCACGATAAAACAATAGCTGACATATTCCTTCGTTTGCATAAATACGATTGAATAAAGGCGTGCAATTACTGATTTCTAAAGTTAAATGACCTTCCCAGCCAGCCTCAGCAGGTGTAATGTTTGCCATAATTCCTGCCCTTGCGTATGTACTTTTGCCCACTGCGACAACGGTAACGTCGCGGGGTAAAGCCAAGCGTTCAACAGCAACGCCCAGACAATAGCCAAAAGGAGGAAGAATAAAATAGTGCCCTCGCTCATCTTTATGAAGCTCTGTCTCCTTTAAAATATTTGGATCAAAGTTTTTAGCGTCACACATTCCGTGCTGGACACCGCCGAATAAAAGACACTGACTAGGTGACAAACGAATGTCATAACCATATGAGCTAAGTCCATAGCTTAGCAACCTAATACCATTTTGCTCATTTATAAGACGATCTGAGAAGGGTGAGATCATGCCATCTAAAGCTAGATTTTTAATCTCTTGGTCGCTTAAAACGCTCATATTTCATAAGCAGTTTTATAACTCTACAGTAAAACTCTGCCCTTTGGTTGATAGGTTTCTACAAAACATTGGGTTGATTCTTCCACGTTATTGCGTGGCTGCAAATAAACAATCATTGATGTTGCAGTGTTCTGACGAGTAAACTTATCTTCATGAAAATAATGCCTAATTAAAGTAGGCCTGCTAGCCATAATGCAAACAGGATGATCAAAAATATCTTGACAATACATAGCCATGTCCATGTAGTTTGTAAAATAAATACCGGATTCAATTTCACCAGACAACCACTTACGCTTTAAGGCTTTCCACCAGATTGCCTGACCTGAAATCAATGTAGGCGATAGGCCCCTTGTTGTCTTCCAACGTTGTGACTTTTTATGCCAGAAATAAGATTTAGCAGGAGGGAATAGGTAAACATTCCCATGCCACTCCTGCTCATTCAAGCCATCATCAGTAATTGTATAGAAGTTCTTTGCGTTGACATACTCATTAGCAACCTTAGAACTAGCTGGATCTAAGTCAATACCACCTAGTACATAATGAGCTGAATCAACTAAATCACGATTAGTGATCCATTCAAAATCTTCAACACGTTGATTGCCGCGTTGTAGTCCCATTATTCTTGTTTCTCTTTCTCGTAATCTACTTCAAAATAACGGGTGCCACGTTCATCCCAGATCATGTAACCAGCTTTCTTCATTGGATCAATTTTCTGTGCAGCACAAAGAATAACCTCTAGGTGATCACGAAACTCTTTGGATTCAGAATCTTCTTTTGCCTGGTTCAGTTGAGGCAATGTCAGCCAAAACATTCCCTTGTCTTCTGCTCCTGGTTGCAAGACCATGACTCCAGGTCCTACTCTTTCCCAAAAGTCTTTAAAAAACTTACCCATATCTCCTAAAACTAGCTTAACAACTGAGTCTAAATACTCAGCTTTGCCATCTTTACCCAGGACTTCCTGCAGCATCTCCTCTCTTTGCATCTTTTAAAAGCCCTTGTTTCTTTAATACTGTTAACATTTTAGGCATTGGTTGATAGATAACGACCATTTTGCCAAGAATTCCACGTTTTTTTATTAGATTTCCATTGCTATCTTTCATTTTAATAAACTCTTGAGACCTAATTAAATACTCAGCAACACAACGAAGCCTCCGCTTTAAAGGTAAATCTGCATTAGGAAAACGAGAACAAATTGTTTCTGGTTGCATGTCTTTAAATGCTAACCTTAATCGATTTGCTAATGTCGTATGACTATTGGGATCTTCTAATTCAAACTCTTTAATAGATTGAATGTATCTTCGCATAATCCGTTCATTAAACGAACCTTGCGGTGGCACAAACATATCTAACTGTTTAGCTAAAGCCTCTGGTAATAATTCATGATAATTATCAAATGTAAGGGCATCTATATGGATACCATCGAAACGATGGGGCATTAGTCGTCAACATCAGGAACATTTGGATTTGGAACGTTGTCCAGATCTGGTCTAGCTTTACGGCTATATAGTTTGGAACCATTTTTATCAAAACTTCTTAATGTTATTTCCTCGCCTTTAGCAAATGAAAGTATTAGATGATTCCAAGGAATTCTAATAATTTGTTTACGAGGACCTACAGGAATTGTAATATAATGCACGCCTTGTGTCCAACCATACCCGGTACCTTTTTTTCCTTGAAGAATCCAGTTGCGAATGGTTTGGTCACTAACTGCTAATCGACGAGCACACTCTTCTGTTGAAATGTATTCATCAGCATAAATCTCAGGAGAAACCTGATCCGTTTCTCCATCTTTGTAGCGACTATGCCACATAGAAGCAAGAATGTTACGAATGCCTTTTAATTCAGAAGAAATGTCTGACAATTCTGTCGACATGGTTTCTAAAACTGCTACAGTTTCTATACATTAACGGTTTCACAATGGAAGAGCAAGTAACTGCTAGCAATCAGCCAGGCGCTTATTATATTGATCCCAACGGACAACGATTTGAAAATCCTGTTGAGTTTTCTGCTGCCACTGAAAATCAACCTCAGCCTTCTGTTCAGCCACCAACTCCATCAGTGCCTAATTTTGAAGCGATGAGACAAATGGCAATGCAACAAGCTATTCAACAAATTAAAACACAACAAAGAGTAGCCCCTTCTACTCCATCTACTTCATCACAATCTAGTTATATACCAGCGCAACCTGTAACTCAACAACAAAATCAATTTCCTTCTACTCAAGTAAAAACAACTAAACAAAGACTAACGAGAGCTGAGTTACTAGTTGTTTTTGTTATGGCTTGTATTGCAGTAACAAGTGTACAAGCAGTATGGAATTTTACTTCAAATATTTTGCCACGCATTGAAATTAGATCCAATTAACTCCAACTATAATTAATAGAATAGGTTGGAAGTTGTGGTGTGCCGAATCGCAGGATAACTCAGTTTCCGGTCATACTACCACCGGATATTAATGATTTAGATCTTCTGACGTTAGTACACGTCTTTGAGATTGATCCTGCATTGCGTAATAAAAAAATTACGTTTGCAAATTTTCGTACATATTTAGATCAGTATTATATAAATGTAAATGAAGTTGATCCATTTATACCTGGAAATGTTATTATTTCTGGCTATTTAACTGTCAGTGGTGAAAGCAATTTTGAAAACGTTGTTAATTTTCATAATAATGTTGCTTTTCAAAAAAATGTAGTTGCATCAGGTAATTTTAATACCAGTGGCAATTTAAATGTTGCTAGTGGAATTACTGCCACAGAACTTGATATTACTCAGATTAATACAACAACAATTGAAGCAGCAAGTGGTTATTTTGTAATAGCTAATGGTACTACTACCGATTTTGCTAGTGGTTATTTTGATTTTTTATCAGGAACTAATGTTACTGGTGATTTTGTTGATATTGGCTCTGGTACTATTAGCCAACTTAGTGTTACTCAATTTCTTGATGTAACAAGTGGAAACTTTGATAGTCTTGTTGTTAATGATTTCACTGTTACAGGCAGTGCAACTATTACTGGTGATATTAATGTTACTGGTAATTTACAACTCAATAGCCTTGAAGCAACTGGCACAATATCAGGTGCCACTATTACAGGTGACCTTGGTCAATTTAATCAACTAATTACACAGAGTGGAACATTTCAAAATATTTATACAAATAATTTAGAAGCGACAGGCACAATATCTGGAGCAACAATAACAGGCGACTTGGGTGAATTTAATCAAATTAATGTTAATAATTTAAATGCATCTGGACTGCAGTTTTCAGGTGATCAAAATATCAGCGGTACTTTAACAGTTATTGGTGATTTATTTATTAGTGGTGAATCTTATTTTGCAAGTGGTATCAGCATTACTGGGGCTGTTTCTGGGCAAACAATTTTAGCTCAAACAGGAGTTATTAGAACATTAACTGGAGTTCAAACACTTTCAGGCACAAGTAGCGGTACGATTACTGGATTTGATACTATTTATTCTGATAACGTTAGAATTTCAAATGATTTACGTGTAAATGGAAAAGGTTTATTTTCATCAGGAACGGCAAATGCACCTAGTATTTCTTTTATAAATGATCAAAATACAGGATTTTACAATAACTTAAGCGAACGTATTAGTGCATCTTGTAATGGAACTAAAGCTATAACAATTGAATCAGGTACAGGAAACAGTGAAGGCCGTTTTGTCTTAACAATTTGGAGTGCATAAAGTAGAATACATCTATATGTGTTAAGCGTTAAAAAGAACCATGGCTCAATACGGTGAAGTTCGCGTTGACTATATTACTTACACGACTGGAGTTGCTCCTAATGAAGGAAATGCAACTGCGTATATTTCTGGTTTAGTTAATAATCCTACATTTAATGGAAATATTTCTGTTAATGGAAATTTAAGTGTTCAAAATATTTTAACTGTTAGTGGAAAATCTTTTTTTGAAGATGATGTTTTAGTTGACAGTGCTTTAACTATAAGTGGAGATACACGCATTCAAGGAGACGTTGTTTTTGCAAGTGGTATTGTTGTTAGTGGAGATACAAGCATTCAAGGAGACGTTGTTTTTGCAAGTGGTATTGTTGTTAGTGGTGATAGCTATCTTCAAGGTAATCTTGGGATTGGAGTTACGAGTACTTCAGGAAAAGTTCATATTAGTACCACTGATTCAACAAATTCGCCAAATTTACTATTTCTAGAAAACCTGGGAACAGGTGACGATACAGGAAGTACTATTTACTTCAGAAATCGTACTGGAACTGCTTTTACTGATTGCACGATTCAAAGTTTAGGTTCGTCAACAGACAATTCAGAATTGTTGTTTTCAACTGAAGAAGGAGCGGGTCCTGTCGAACGGATGCGCATAAATGCACTCGGAAATATTGGGATTGGAACTATTTCGCCTGGTTCAAAACTTACCGTTCAAGCATCTGGGACTCAACAATCGCTTTTTTCTGCGCGAGCAAATAATGGTTCTGGCGGAGGAATGGTTCTTCAAACTGATGCGTCTGACGATGGTTTATTAAGGCTTTATGACTCTGCAGGTGCAATCAAAACACAATTAGATACGGATGGCGGTGACAACTATATCGCGGAAGGAAGTGTTGGAATTGGAGTTACAAATCCTGATTCTGGACTGCACGTTAAAACTCCCGGAGGCGAAGAAGGTCTTACAGTTGCTCATTTTCAAAGAACTACTAGCGGTTATACACGAGTAATAATTGACAACTCAAGTGGTGATGGTGGTGCGATTGATGGCATCTCTGGAGGTGGACTTAGTTTTTATACTCGAAACAATAATCAAACAGGCTCAGAGCGGATGCGGATTGTTCCCTATACAGGGAACGTTGGAATTGGCACAATATCGCCAAGTGGCTTGCTACATTTGGCAGGATCTGCCGTCAGTTTGTATTTTGAAGATACAGCTTCTAGTAATACGCTTTCAAGGATTTACAAATCAGGCAGCTCTTTATTAATTAACAGCCGTCACACAACTGCAGGGCAAATTGTATTTAATAGTGAAGATTCATCTGGTACTGTATCCGAACGGATGAGAATCAACGACACAGGAAAAGTAGGAATTATGAATTCTACTCCTACGTTTTTGTTAGACGTAGGCAACACCACCAACGCCTTGGGCACAACTGCAGGCGATAAATTAGATAATTTGAGACTTATATCTGATACCACGAATCAGGATCGTTTAAATTTTACATGCAGAAGAAATGCAGATGGTACTAACTGGCAAACAGCAAGGCATAGAATACAAAGACATATTGATGCTGTATTTGCCGGTTACATTGAATTTGGGGGCTTCAGTAATGATTCTCCAGAATTATTTACTTTTGGCAATAGCAATACTGAATTGATAACGATAGACTACGAAGGAAACCTTGGCATTGGAACTAGTAGTCCTGCTCAGTTGCTAGAGCTGTCTTCATCTGGTCCTAGATTAAGAATTACAGATAATAATACTACTGCTTCTACGTCGACTTCTTACCTTGAATTTTATGGCAGTGATGCAAGAGCTGGAATTATTTATACAAATTCTAATGGATTAAACATCCGGGCTGATAACAGTGGTGGAGGAGATCTTCTTTTTTGGACAGGAACTGCTGAGAAAATGCGTCTTACCGAAACCGGCAATCTCGGCATAGGCACGAGTAGTCCGGACGCTAAATTGGAAATAAATGAGCTAAGTAGTAGCTCAACTCCGGCCAAAATAAAATTTGTAAATGAAGGAGAAAGAGGTGTAACAGTAGGTTTTGTTAATCACAACGCTGCTCCTGATTTTGCCATTTCTAGTGGGGACCAATCAGTTCACTTTCTTTCCATAAGTAACAATGGCAGCGCCAGCTTTACTAGTGCAGTTACAATCGGTGGCGACCCCAGTGCAGGAAATGCAGATGGTGTTAAATTATTTCCTGCTGGTGGGATCAGAGCAAGCCGGACTACTAGTACAGGAGCTGTGTTTGGTGGATTTACAACTGGAGCATCTGGAGCTACTTCTCAGATACTTGCAAACGGAACCGCCTTATTTGCTGGCACCGTATCAGCTCAAGGTTCTGTTTTAACGTCTGATCAACGTTTTAAAGAAAACATTACTGATGCAAACTCTCAACTTGCCGATATAACCGCGCTTGGCAAAAAACTGCGCAACTGGGATTGGACTGCTGATGCACCTGTTGCAGATAAAGACACACGCTTCCTTGGTCTCGTTGCACAAGAAGCTGAAATAATCTGCCCTGGTATTGTTAAAACCATTGCCCGCACCAAGCAAGGTGCTGAGTTAACTCCTGAAACTACTGACGAAGAAGGTAACGTCACACCAGCTACCTACGAGGAGCTGGACGACAGCTACAAGGGCATTAGTAATGACGTTTTAATCATGAAACTGCTTGGTGCTGTTGCTGAACTTTCGGCCAAAGTTGCAGCTCTTGAGGCTGGGTAAGTATATTTAATCCTGCGATAATTAGGGTTTAAAATTAATTAAGATCTTAAATTTGTTTAATCATGGCAAACACTTACATTTGGAAAATTAATGAATGCAATCGAATTCTATCTAACGGAATGATTAAAACAATTCATTATGCAGTGAATGCTACTGATGAAAATAAAACAGACACTGTCGGTATGTATGGTTCTGTTGGTCTTGAGCCTGCAGATGAAAAAGACATGATTCCTTATGAAGATGTGACAGAAGCGCAATGTATTTCATGGACACAAACTGCTATTGGTGGAACAGAAAAAATTGCAGAGCTATATGCTTCTTTAGATTCAGAGCTTGTTTTAAAGAAAACTCCAATTAACGGTTCAGGTTTACCTTGGTCTACTCCTGAATTAAATTAGTTTATTGCGCATTTAAAAAATAATTGTTACACTGAATTTGCTTTAAATTATTTTTATGTCTTGTACAAAATCAGAATTAATTTCTGCTATTAATTCTTATGCAGCAGCACGTACAACAAATGATGTGACACTACAACAGTTTTCTAGCCAGCTTATTAGCGAATGCCTAGAGACACTTGAATTTACACCTGAAAAAAAAGAGGTATTAAATGACGATCAATCTGAGTAAAGCAGCTAAATATTACAAAGAAGAATCACATCAATTAGCTGCTTGGAATTGGCTTGAATCAGTATTGACGGATGAGCAGTTGGATGAATTTGCAGAGCTTTATCGCGCTGGCCCTGCAAATCCAACTGAAGAAATTATCACGCCTCAGATAATGCAAGAACTTACTGGTTATTCTGCTAGTAAATTCGATGCAACTTTTTGTGGTGATTTTAATAAATTATTAATGATAACAGGTTTTGCAGAACATAAACCAGCTATGTGTATGTTAATTGCAAATCTTGCGCATGAAACAGGGAATTTTCGTTGGATGAAAGAAATTGCAGATGGGACTGCGTATAATAATCGTTCTGATTTGGGTAATGGTCCAAATGACGGACCTAAATATAAAGGATCAGGAGTTTTAATGCTGACAGGAAAATTTAATTACACTCGTCTAGCTGCTGAATTACATGATCCACTTATTGTGGAACGCGGATGTGACTATGTTGCTGAGCAATATCCTTTCCGTTCTGCTTTAACATGGATTAAAGATAATGATCTCTTAGGTATCTGTCTTGGACAAGGATTCGATGCATGCTGTTACAGAATCAATGGAGGATGGAACGGAAAAAAAGATAGAGATAACAAATGGAAAATCACCAAGAAAGTTTTTAACGTCTGAAGGGATTATCCTTGCAGTTATTGGTTTAGGATTTTGGGGTGCGGCTTCTATAGTTTTATTAGTAAATAAATTAATTAATTAAATGAAAAATAAAAATTATAATATACAAGTTAATGTTTGCTGGGAACTTGCTAAACATCGTGAATGTAAAACAATGTCTAAAGAAGAAGCTTACAATCTTAAAAATTGGTTAGATAAAAACCAAGGTTTTTGTTATTGGTTTCAAGCCTTAGATAATTAGTCTTTCCAACCTGTTTTTTCTTTATAATCTCTAATAGCTTTATCAATGCGAGAACCTGTTAATGCTTCATTTTTACGACGCATTAATTCATCTTTAATTCTTTGTCGATTACTTCTCAAACTCCATGTCGCAAGAAACACAGAGTCTGGAGGAGTAATCCCTTTTACTTTTTTACAGACGGCTTTAATTGAACTAAAGCACGTAAAATCAATTGAACAACACTATTGTCTTTAAGAGGAGATAAGGCAATAATTTCAGATGCAGCTGCAACAATAATCCAAGTAATTGGATTCGCAAGTAAATCGTGCATAATAAATAAAAACCCTACATTTCTATTCTAAACATCAAAGATTTTACATTCAGGTGCCCATGGCTCATCATCACAAAATTTTTTAAATTCATCGGCAGGTTTATTTGTTTTTTTTATTTTTTCTTCTGCTTGATATTGTTGTTTCCAATACTCACTGATAATATCAGGAACTAAATTAAACACGAGAATACACGTTTTGCAATTATTCTACTGCGTAAGGTATGAAAAATGCAGGAAAAGCACCTATATTTTCTCTAGCCCAAGCTTCTTGCCATAATCCTAAATCATGATCAAATGTTGTTAATACCCAATTTTCTGTAGCATCTAATAAAATTCTGTTATCTTGATCATTAATATTAGGAAATAACGGTCCGATATACCAAGTTAAAGCTTGTAATTCTGGATTTTGATTATTGACTTGTACAGCTACACCATTTTGGATTTGTGTTATATTTTCTGTAAAACCATTAATAGTATCTAGTGTTACGTCTGACGTAATTAGCTGAGGTATTTGTTGATATAAAGTTCCAATATCAGTTGCAGTTGAAGCTTCTTGCAACATAAATGAAGTTGATGGATCTTCATTTAATATGAATTGAGTATCGTCTGATGGGAATTCAATAACAAGTCCCACACCATAGGTTAAATATTCATTACGTATAGCTGAAACACAAAGAAGATAATTACCTGGTGCCAATGGATAGAACATTTCATTGTTCTTACTGGCAAACGAAGCATTAAATGTATTGTATAAATCGGATTGAGCACCAGCCACTTGATCCCAATATCCAGTTGATCTATCGTTAATTAAACGACCTTGTATAGGTGTTTGATTTTGGCTATAAATAGAAGTAGTAAAACGTACACTTGTTTGATCGTATCTATTATTAATGGGGTTAATATTTTCTGTTCCTAACTTACTTCCAGACTTAATAACAATAAGCCAAGCTGGTTTATCTATAGTAATTTGAAACCAATGATTGTATGTATATTCTCCATAACCACCTGATATAATTTGATTTTTAGCGCCAAGATCTCCAATCAACAGACGCAAAGAAGTCCGAGTAAAAGTACCTAGATTTAATGGATTGTGTTGAGAACGTTGTCTCTGCGATACCGCCATCTAACCCATGCTTTATCTTCTATTCTAAATTGCTGAAATCGTAGGCCTATATTCTTGTTTAAGTAAATCTTCAATGCGATAGTTTTTTAAATGTCTATTTAATAATAAGTTTATCTTTCGATCATCTCGGTTTAAATCTAAATAATTAAACATCTTCCGTGGTGTTGCATCACGATTATAAATTGTGGTGAGATGAAGTGGATTACAACAAGTTGGATTAGTACAGCCAGGTAGATTAGTCACAACTTCTTTGCCTGTATCTCCCCAAAATAAAGTGTACATGATTTTTTTTAAAGTCAATTTGTTTGGCGCAATTTCTTTTGCATTTTGTTTGTAGTCAGGAAATGCAAAACGTTTTGGTTTTCCGTGTCGATCTAAAGCTGTTACAGGCCAGCATTCTTTAGGATTGCCAACATCAATCATTTCTAATGCTTTGACTGCATAATGAGAAAAATCTTCATGTACATAATTGATATCTAAGCCGCATAAACCAGTTTGTATTTTTAACACGCATTGATAACACCAGTGGTGAGTGCTGTCTCTAATCGTATGCTCGTAAGGGCAAGGTAATCCTCTATAAAAACCTTGATCTTTTAAATCTTTTGACCAATCTAAGAGACGAAAATTTTTTCTTTCTTTTATTCTCTGTTGTGTCAACCAAGACTTGGAATTTGGGTTAGCCATATTTCATTTGGTGCACATCAAGATTACCATGGGTGCGAGTGTGTCAGTTGTGTAATTGACTTTTCTTGTTGTAGTTTTTAAAGCTGGAGGGGGTTTTCTTTTTAAGTATAGAAATCTGTACATTGTGGTTGTGGAAACCCTGTGGAATAAAGCACACAATGTACAGTTTTCTATATATCTAAAGAAAACAAGGGTCAAGACCCAACAACTACATTTATTTTGTAGCAACAGGAACCTTTTTACGTTTCTTGGGTCGCTTCAAAACAGGAACTTCTAGCTCTTCTGCAGGCGTTAGAAGCTGATCAAACTCGTTTTCAAACTGTTGGGCGATCTGAACCCATTGGTATTTAGGGTCAGTTGCACGGTCATAGCAGGCTTGCGCTACTTGCTTTCTGCAGGATTCGTCGTTGTACAGAGTATTGAGGTGCTCGACAAAGTGTTTTGTACTAGGGATGGGCATGTCACGGTTGTAGTTCATGTCTACGTCCATGAAAGCGTTATCAATTAAAAGACCTGCTCCTTCAAAAATTTCTTTGCATGATGTGTGATTAGGAACAACTTGAGGAACATGACAAGCAGCATGTTCATGATTGACTAAACCATGGCCTTCTCCTTTGCAAGTATTAACACCTACATCACAAGCATTATAAATAATGTTTAATAATTCAACTGGGACAGCAGGAGGAGATGGATTATTAGTGGTCATAATAATTCGATTATTTGGATCAAGTCCATACCTACGCATTTGACGACCAAATAAATTCATAACATCCCAGCCCTGATCTTTTAATCCCATGTGTAAATAAAGTTTGGTATTTGGTTTATCTACTGCAAATTGAGCAAAACCATCAATAGTAATATCAATGCGTTTGCGAGCTTGATTACGATTGCCATTAAAAACAATAAAAGAATCTTCTGGCAAGCTAAGACGTTTACGACATTCAGCTTTATCTAATTCATAAAACTGATTATCTGTAATGCCATGTGGAATTACAGTAACAGGCTTATTAACTCCTGCAGCATGAAATTCTTTGGCACCAAATTCCGTATAAGTAATGATGCTATCCCACATAGAAGCAAAGTCATTGAGGACACCAGTCCAGCCATATGAGTCCATTGGCATGTAGGCACAGAACTTAAACCGGCCTTCTGCATGAAAATCTTTAATTTGGCTATAAAGCTGGTTAACAATCCAGGCATCATTGTTAATAAAAACAATGTCAGGTTTTTCCGCATCACAGACTTCACGTATGCGTTGTACACCAAAAGGTTCTGTTGCAAACCGATTGGATGATGGATACATTTTAAAATCTTTTTGAAAGATACTTGGATCACCCCACCAATTATTGCCTAATACTACAATTTCATATTTATCTTTTAATCTAGTAATTAAATTTTCTGTTACGCGAGCAAATCCAGTACGTGCAACAATGTCACCACTCCAAAGAATTTTTCTTTTAGACATTAAAAAGGACACTAATTGTGTCCTTATATTAACTTATTTTTAAATATTTATGACCCTAACCGTATTTAAAGACGGTGCCCATTCAAGAAATATTTCTTTCCATTTATCAGGATCTTCTGCTGCTTCTTGTACTGTTGGAAAATAATTATATCCATGAGCACCAGGTTGTTGTTTAATGAGTCGTTGTTCACTATCGGTGCCAATCATCCAAGCAGCATTAACGGTTGCTGAATTAGTGTAATCTTTTTCGGGCCAACTAGATCTAAGGCTGATGCCTTCTATCCACCATGTAGAACGATTTTTATAGAATTTGACATTTAATCCAAGAACGTTTTGCAACTCGTCTTGCAACCAAGATCTAAAACGTTGTAGTCCCATAGCATTGCCTTTACTGGAACTAACGCTATAAGCATAAGCTAAATAATTAGGAAAAATTTGATCCTCCCAGTGACAATATAAATTTTTAGAAGTTTTGCTGTCTGAATCACGGTTTTCAATCTTACGTCCAAAACGATGGCGACCAGCTGGATTAAAAACAACATTGTCAGTTAACCAAGCTTTTTGAAGATTAGTTGCAGAATCAACAGCTTCTGAAAATATTTTAAGTTCATTGCTGTGCATTTCTGTATCCATCAATAAGCTACGCATTCTGCCTTCTGGCATTTCAAGTAACCAATTAATCAATCCTGGTAGCTCTGGTGCAAAAGTGCCAAAAGAAATTGAACCTTCTTTATTAAATTTATTTGAAATTAATTGTACTTGTTCGTTAGCTGTACCTTTAAATTTTTTGCTGAAAGGTATGGTAATTCTTCTACGTCTTAATCCTGATGTTGAATCAGTGGTTGCAATCACTTCATTGGCTGTAACAATACAAAGACCTTTGAAAATGAAAGGCGGTATTTTTGTGCCACTATTTTTATGTTCAGCTCTAAGGGGATCTCCACCAGTCATTGCTTTGAACTTAGAAACATCTCCAGCAAAGCGTTCTACATCATTAAATAAAATCAATCGTGAATCAATAAATCGTGCTGATTCAAAACGACTACGTAAATTTTCAAAATCAGTAGCAACTGTATTTTCTAGTCCTACCAATGCAGTGCATAATGAAGCAAAAGTTGATTTACCTGTTTTACCTGGACCAACAACTTCTAAAAAACGCTGGATGTCATATGCACCAACTAAGCATGCACGAAGCCAGGCTCTTAAAACTTCAACAATAGTTTTGTTTCCATCTTGTACTTCATATAACCACTTTTGAATTTGCGGACACTTTGCGTTTTCATCATAGTTGTATGGAATTTTATTTGTTAAACGATATTTTTTGTGGTGTTCAAAAGTTTCACGACTGGTTATGTCAACAACAACATTATTAAAGCAGCGTAAGTTTGAATTAATATTCCATTCATTATCATCTCTTAAATATCTTGATAGTGATTTAGTGACTGAAACTACACGAGTATTGTCCCAGCCTTTAGGTAAATGACTATCAACTAATGTATAAAAAATATTTTCAACTTTAGCTTCGGCTTCATCTTTTTCTATTACACGCCAATACCCATTTTTATATTCCATAAAGTTGTTATGAGTAGTAGAAAAAACAATATTGCCATTAAAAATTTGAGCTAGAGTAAGAACTAATTGATTGTCAGGTGCATTAGCCTTGCTACGACGCCCAGTGTTTTCACGTTGTTCAGCTTGTTCTTCTTTTTCGTATTGTTCTGCTGCGTGTATTGCGTTGTGAAGAAGTTGTGCCATTGGATCTGTTGATTGAAATTTAGTGTAAGCTTGTTCTTGTGCATCAAGAAGTTGATTAGAAGGTAAAAATGCCTCTATAGCTGCTGCATTAAACTTAAAACCAGCTTCTTGTGCATGATGAAAAAGAGTGCCAATACTGGTGCCACGTCCACCACCAAAACTATTCCATTTATCTAAGGTAGTTTGTGGATCATATTTATCAGAAAACTGTGAATATTTATCCCATAAATCATAAAGATTGTCATCAAAATCATGAATAGCTTGACCCATTGTAATCCACATATCGTAATCATCCATGAAGCCATGGTCTGCCATATGTTTTAATGCTTGTTCCATTTCATAAATAGTACGTTGATCTCCCATTTTTACTTCAACAGCAAACTCTGAAGAGTAAACGCGTTGATGATTTGACTCTGGCTTGCCTTGTTTTAAATTTTTTAGTTTAATAAAATTAAGTAACCAAACAGGAAGTTCTGGAAGGTTTTTTACATATCGAAAGTCTTCGTTTTCTTTTGTGAAATACCCATCAGTGTCTGGGTGGAATCCCATAAGGACTCCTTGGTGACTATTGCCACAGAGTATTTCAAGCTTTTCATTAGGAACAACAGGCTTAGTAGCATATTTACTGCGTAGTAAATGTTTTTTATCACTTTTTGGTACTTGATAAAGTTTACGTTCGCGCCCTGGTTTGCCGGAAAGGATGGTAAGTGTAGGTGGCAAGCTAAGAGAAATATTAGAAGTTCCTGAAAGTTCTTCAATAACAGGCCAAACAGACTCACCATCAATATCGACCCAAACGAGAGTGAACGGATTGTTGTAGTGGTTGCCTGCAATTAAACCAACGGCTTTAGCTTGCCCAGATTCTAGTTCTTTTTGAATTTGTGTCTTGTCATAGGGATGATTTTTCCATGCATTAATGTATGGATTTTTGTGATCACCTATAGGGGTTAAAGCCCAGTCATCAGGAATGTAGTTAAGATTTATTTCACCTGGTTGTAGTGTTGTCATGTGAATTATATGGGCCTTTGTATTCTATCTAGCATTCCCTTGACCGCAGGCCATTCTGTACATTTGTGAGTAAGAGCTGATTGGATTAGAATAAATAAAAAGAACTAATAAAAAATGGTTAATCCTGTATCTTCTCCGACAAATTTTTTAAATGGATATGTTGATGGAATAGATTTTGATAAATCAAATATTGAGAATATTAAAAGCAAAACGGCTGAAAAGCTAGAAGCACTTAGTAAGCAACGAGAAGAGCGAGACAGTTCAAGTGATATATTGACATCTAATTATACACAAGATTTAATAGAAGGAGGAATTCTTCCTGGTACTGAAGGATATGTTTCAGCTACGCAAAAAGATGCAGATCGAAGAAGTGGTGATTTAGCAATTCAAGATTACTTTTCTGAAGAAGAAATGGCAAAAAGAAATGCTTCTTATGAAAATATTCTTCGAATGAATGATGAAGTTGCAGCTGATCGTAGAGCAGCTAGACAAGAAGAAATATTTGGTGACGGAGGAATGTATGAACAAATGATACAAAAACGAAACGAAAATGCTTATGGATCAGAAAAAAATCCTTATGCAAGTATTTTAGATTATATGCCAGAAGAAGACCCTAGAGCAGTAGATAAAGACACTAATAATAACAATGATAATGACAATGGTAATGCAAATAACGCAGCTTTACCAGAATTAATAGATAGACCAGAAGGGGATCCTTTAACTACTGAGTTATACAATGCAGCAACAAATAAACCTGAGTTTAACAAAGATGTATCTTTTGATGGTCGAGATTTTGATTATTTCTTGCAACGTGCACAGTCTATTAAAGCAAATATAGATCCTGATGATGATGAAGGAGGAACTACAAGTTATGCAAGTATTTTAGATTTAACTCCAGAACAACGTTTACGTAATGAATATACTTATAACGATCCAAATAAAGCTGATCTTTATCAAAGATTACAAGCTGAAGGTTTGTCAGATGATGACATGCTTAAAGCAGCTCAATCAGCTGGACTTACTAATGTAAGAACAGGTGAAAAAGGAATGGATGATTTTAATCAAATCATAGATGCTTATAACAAAGGTTTTTATGAAGGAGATGAATATGGTAATGGATCGTTAAAATCCGAACAAGATTTAATTGATTGGTATAATTCCCAAGGAGATGATCTCAAAAATATAAATCTTAAAAAGGCACAAAAAAAAGCTGGCTATGAAACTTACGATAATGAAGAAGATGCACAAAAATTAATGGAATTCCTTGGTAAAAAATTACAGCGGCAAGGAATTGCAGGTGAACCAAATAAAAAAGACATGAAAGCTTTCAATAAACAAATGAATAAACTTGACAAAATGTTTGGTAACACAATTACTTATAAAGAATATAAAAATGCGTTAAAAGATAATAAAGCTTCAGATGTTAATTCGTGGATGAAAGACTATATGGAATTAGGTGGTGGAGTAGGTAAAAGAGTACAAGACAAAATAGGAGATAAAAATAAAATGCCTAGTAATGATCTACAAGATTCTGTTGATTCTAATTATTTCCAAGGAAACTATGGGAATATGTTAGGCAAGCCTAAAGATGTCGTTTATACAACAGAATTTATAGATTCAGATGGAGATAGTATTGATGATCGATTCCAAGCGGCTCCTGGACTTCCTCAATTTAAAGGTAAATTTGGAATGAAAGATTATGACAATGCTTTAAATGTAATAAATGATCCAAAAGCAGTTGGTGATTACATGCTTGAATTAAAATCAAAAGGCATTGATTTTAGACCTAAGCTTACAGATCAATTTATTTATTTACGTTAAAATTCGTAGTCTAATTTGATTTGATCGTAGTATTCCGCTACAACTTTTAACCAGTCTTGCTGACAATAATCTAGATGACGCCTAGAAATTTTAAACAGCTGGGTGTCTTCTGGCGTCGAAACAAGTATGGCAGCCTGATCCACTTTCATGTTAAGTGTCTGCTCAATACCTAGTGCATAAGCACCTAATTGCAAACAACATTTTTTAAATTTCATATATCCGCCAAGCCTGACACGCCACTCAGGCGAACCCTTTGGATAATCTTTAGGCCACCACCTACAATAAGGTTTGGCACTAGTCTTTAAGTCGGCAAGCGTTAGCTTACCGCCAGCAATTCCAATAATGTCAGGGCTACCCACCCATGGTCTCTCCTCTTCGTCCCTGCCCCACACGCGCCCGATACCATCTTCGGATAAAGCGAACTGATGGTTATCGTACAAAGGTGTTTCGGCCCAAATTACTTCGTCAAATTGGTTCAGAATGTTTGGCATCCCAGTCCAATAGTCTCCATACTGCTCAGGAACGTCAACGTCTTCTTTCTTCAAGTAATGCTCCATGCATGAATGTATGGCGGTACCTCGTTCCGCTGCAGCTTCTTTAACACCCGGGTTGTTTTTTGACCACATTTCTAGTTTCTTTTTGTTTGCTTCAGAAGCAGTCTCTGAGATAATAGTAGTAACGGATGCTGCCGGACCAGTTAGAAAAGGAGTTTCGTAATGGCGTTTACCATTAATAACGATTCGTGCTGGCTTGCTATTGAGAGCAAGAAAAGTATCTGGGTCTTCGTTAAAAAGATCGTAAACAGTTTGGCCTTCGTTATCGACAACCATCATCATTATGTATATTAAATTTAGCTTAACAGTAAAATGAACAGATTAGAGTGTATTGGTGTCCCTGTTTTAGTAGGAGGACAGTTATTACTTGAGCATTTTCAAACAATAGATGTTCCTTTGAAAAGGTATTATATTGTTGACAACTCAATGGAACGCGATAAAGAAGTCGAAAAAGCTATTGATGCTATATGCGATTGCAAACCTGACCATATACAAGAAATTGTTGTCGTTCAGAATAACTTGAATGCAGGATACCCTGGCTCAGTAAATCAAATCATTAGAGACAATACAGATTGCAAGCATTGGATTGTATGTGGCTATGATTGGCATCCACTTCCAGGTCAATGGGAACGTGTTTTAAACAAAGTAGCGACTGTTCCTTTTGGTGCATTCCTGGGAAATACGCCTACGGATTGTATGTGTGGATTTTTATGGACACCACAACTGCTTGCAAAAGTAGGTTATTTAGACGAAAACTTTTTTCCTGGTTATTTTGAAGACAACGATTATCGCTATCGCATCATACAGTCTGGTGCAAGTGTGGATACTATTCCTTTACAAGCTCATCATCATAGATCAAGTACGTTAAATAGTTCAACAGATTTTCAGAAAAAAAATCAATACACATTTCGGAAAAATTACAAGTATTATGTAGAAAAGTGGGGTGGTAGTCCTGCCCAAGAAAAATATGCCAAGCCTTTCGGAAAAAATTATCCGCTCTCATTTTGGGAATTCGATCCAGTCAGAAGACAAAAACTTCGATGGATCTAATATTTTATTGGATTTAGGTACACAACCTGTTGTAAATAGCCTTAAAAACACAGCAGAAGAAGCTTTAGCTGCTACGCAATACCCAATACGTGCATTAATTAATGAAGATCTTTGTATTCATTTAGACACTTCTGTTCCTCCAGAAGAACTATATGCAGATTATCTTTATCATTCAGGAGTGAACAAACCATATATTCGTCATTGTCGACGAATGTGGCAATCAATTAAGCATTTAAAACCAAAAAGAATAATTGATATTGGAGGTAATGACGGCACACTTTTGCATACTATGCAGCAAGAAGCAGGTCGTCCACTGGAAATGTATAACGTAGATGCCAGTAATTCTTTTGCTGGTGAAAATTTAGAAAAAGGAATTCATTTTGTTAATGAATTTTGGAGTAAAAAAGCACCAGTTCCTAAAGCAGATTTTATTTTTACAACCAATGCATTTCAACACACTCCTGATGCAGAAAAATTTGTAGAAGGTATTGCTGAAAAGTTAGACGGTACTTGGATTCTTGAGTTTCCTTATACCTTAACTACATTAGAAACCTTACAGTTTGATCAGTTTTATCATGAGCATTATTATTACTGGTTAGTAAAACCTATAAAAAAATTATTATCTAAATTTGGGCTTAATATTTATCACGCTGAAAAAATTCCAATTCATGGCGGCTCAATGCGTTTATGGATTACAAACAAAGAAATGTATGGAGATACAGATGCAGCAGAAGAATTTATTAAAAAAGAAGAATGGTTTGATTACAACCGTTACATGTCATTAGTGTGGACAAAAATTATTAAAGACCAAGCATTTTTAAATAAATTAGATGGCAGCATTGCTTTGTTTGGAGCAGCTGCTAAAGGCTGTGTTTATTTAAATGCAGTTAACTCTTGGCAATTAAATGATACATATTGTGTTGATGATACTGTCCAAAAACAAGGTAAATATATACCTGGTACGAGCATTAGAATTGTTGACAGAGAATATTTAAGATTTGACAGGCCAGACAATATAATTATCATGGCGCATAATTTTGGTCCAGCTATCAAGCAATCTCTGATTGACGATGGATACAAGGGTAGACTAATTACAATGCTCCCTGAAATCGAAATTGACCGCGCTTAATATTGGTTGTTTTTATCACGTCTTTCCAGGACAAGGATGGGAAGACATGTATTACGAACAACTAGGTGCGTTAGTTTCCAATGGTCTTTATGACAAACTTAAACATTTCCATGTTGGATTTAATGGCAGCTTGTGCCTTTTGTCTATTCCAGATAAGGCTATTGCAAGAGGAAATAAGAATCAACAAGAAGAAACAGAAACTCTCCAGGCCTTACGGAAATGGTCTGCTGCCAACCCTGAAGCATACGTTTGTTACTTTCATACAAAAGGATCGTCTAGAAAAACTAAATATACAGAAGACTGGCGAAAACTTATGCAGTACTTCTGCATCACTAATTGGCGTGAATGCTATCAAGCATTGCAAAATGGGTATGATTTGGCTGGTATTAACTGGCAAGAAAATACTTCAATGGGTTATCACCCACACTTCTCGGGTGGTTTCTGGTGGGGTAAATCAAGTTATATCAATACTTTGGACGAAGAGGCCTTAGAAAGTTCATTTAGATATGATCGTAAATTTTGGATTGGTACAGGAGAACCTAAAGTAAAAAACTTATGGGAATCTAAATACAACAATTCAAGCATTGCACATCATTATTTGCAACCATATCCAAAAAGCATTTATACTGATAACTATATGACTGGACAAAGACACATGGACAAACCTTGTTGGCATGAGCCTGATAAAGAAATGATTGAGATATTAGAAAGTCTCAACATTAATGGCTTTGATTATCCAGGTGGTACAGATAAAGCAACGATCCATAACTACACTGGCATCTATGCTTACTTGTTAGAACAGTATCGAGATATAGAATGCAACCTTTTAGAGATTGGAGTGCAGTATGGAGGATCTGCATTACTATGGCATGAGTATTTACCACAGTCTTGGCTAGATTTAATTGACTTATACGATCAAGTAAACAATATTATTTGGGACCAACTGGACCCTGATCGTTTTGATTTTTATGAAACAAATGCGTATTCAGCTACAGCATTAAGAACATTTGCTGATAAAAAATACCACGTCATTATTGATGACGGAAGTCACAAAAAAGATGATATTTTATTTGTAGCCAAGTACTACTATGACCTGCTTGCAAATAAAGGAGTGTTAATTATTGAAGATATTCAAGATGAAAAAATCCTTACAGAATTAACTGCTTTGTTTACGTCTGAACAACAGGAAGGTATTCGTGTATTTGATGTACGAGAGTCTGGTCGGTACGATGACCTGGTTTGGGCTATTATCAAAGAGTAGGTTAGTCGAACCTACTTTACATACTGTTTACAAGTGTTCTTGAACGGGACGGTTGAGGGAATTATTGGGAGGCCAATTGGTCTCCTTTTTTTGTTACTATCTAAAAAAGAGTTAATGTTAGTGGCTAGTCGTAAACATAATCTAAAACATCGTTATGGAATTACAGAAGAGAAATATAAACAAATGTTGGTTGAACAAAATTATACTTGTAAAATTTGTGGACAACTGCCAGACAAGTGCCAGACAATGCCAGACAAGTGCCAGACAATGCCAGACAAATGCCAGACAATGCCAGACAAGTGCCAGACAATGCCAGACAAGCCTTTGTATGTGGATCACTGCCATCTAACAAAAACTGTAAGAGGTCTTTTATGTCATCAATGCAATATAGCTTTAGGTCATATGAAAGATGACCCAGTACGTTTAGAAAAAGCAGCTCATTACATACGACGCAGTGTTGCTTTAAATAACCATGCACTCTCAAACATTTCACCTACAAGCTCAGCAGCATAATGTCCTACGTCTGGTGCTTTATGCCTGCAAGCTACATCATTCATTTTTTTAGCTAGCATTCCAGCATTCTCTAAATTTTTAATATAAATACAAAGCATATCTATTGGATCATACGAATTGCAATGTTCAAACTTTTTATAACAGCTAATCAATCCTTTATTGCACATTACAGTCATGTAATCAAGACTGCGAATTTGCTCACCGAGTTTGTCAAACTGTTTTAAATGTAACTCATATTGTTTTTTGAGTTGTTTATGTACTGCAAGAAAATTAGGAGCCTCATAATTAAAATGAATAAGATGAGCTTGAATTTGCAGTTGATTAAGACAGCCCAATGTTTGGAGCATAATATCAACAAGCGGCCCTATCTCTTCTTTTTTACTCTTGGGTTGTGGATCTTTGTTTATTGGTTGTGGCTGTTGATCAGGTACAGCTTGAATGTACTCCGTTGCAATTCCGCTTTGCATCAGCCTGTATTACTTTTGTTATCTACATTCTAAAATAAAAGATCAAATATATTTTAAAATCATGTCTTGTGAAGCTAAAAAATGTAAAACACATCAAGGAGAAGTATGGAATGGACGCCTTGCCATGCTTGGTATTGTTGCAGCACTTGGTGCATATGCTTTAACAGGCCAGGTTATTCCTGGTATTTGGTGATAAAGTAAAAATGAAGTGAAAGGAGTCAATCCCAGGCAGTAAATTGCTTGGGATTTTTCTTTTATTTACAATAAAAAAGTATTAGAGTATGCAAAAGTCTTTTGTCAAGTGTCTACTTTAATTACTAATGCACCTCCAGTAAAAGTATGGGTGCGTAAAGAATATTTACGAGACTTAAGAGATGGCTTCGGTGAATATGTTTTAGGATACTGGACATCTATAAAGTCTTTACCCGGCAGAGTTTTTTACTTTGAAACTTTTTTACCAAGCTATGGTGCTTTATATGACAAGCTTCCTATTTCAGCTTTTTTAATTTGGGATTCGGATAGTCCTGAAGCTCCTGTAGATCCTTCTCCTGATCTTCCTTTAGAAGAATTACAATTCTGGAATTGTTTTAGTCATGACATTACCACGCTGGAAAAAAATCTTACCTACACAATGGGGTGGGAAATTAGAACAAAAACCCACGGGTCTATCCCTGGTGAATATTTATTTACCATTGACAGCTTTAATGGTGATCGTTCTAGGACTGATATTTCTTTTGCAGAAACACCAGACGAACACAAATCTTTCAACATCATTACATTGCCAAACGGTCAAATTGCAGCGTATCCAAACAACAGATGCCGTCTTACTGATCCTTCTTTGTCACCAGAAGAACTTAAACAACCAGACTTCCTTGTTTCCAGCAGATACTTTCAAGTAGAAAGTCCTAATGCAAAATGGGGACGCCTTGGAGAATCAGAAGAATATTTTTGGGAAACTAAAACAGAAAAAAGTTTAATGGCTTTTGATACTGTTAATACAAACAAACTAGAATATTAACAGTATTTATAAAAATAAATTATTTGTTAAATGAATCCAATCAAACAACATAAAAAATTACAGCAACTTAATGTAAAAGCTGAGCAATGTTTATCTAGAGAAGAAGCCCAAGAGCTGATTCGTAAAGCAGACAAAGCTCATTACAAACTTGAATTTGCAACTTGGTATGGACAACGAAACAAAAGAGAACTGGATAAAGATCCAGAGTCACTTGGAAACAGTCGGACAAACTGACAATATGTATTATCGAAGAGCTGTTGCTATCAACAAAGGTTCTAATGATCCGTTGGTAGAGACATCTGATTATCGTTTAATCGATGTAAACTTTCCGAGTAGTGAGACTTAATGATTCAAGTTCATCTAAAATTTTAAGTTCAGCTTGATGAAATTTTCGAATACTTTGTATTGCTTCTTGCAATGCATTGTATATATCTTTACCAGATAAACGATCATCACTTAAAAGATCGTATGGTTCAAGATTAGAACTGATTATTTCTTCAAAAGCAAAAACTAATTTTTTATATGTTTCATATTTAATATCAGAATGTCCAGGGATTACTGCATGACTCGTATCATGCAGATTTTCTCTGGAGTTTTTAGTAACTCCAGGTTCATTTAACTCAGCGACAATAGGATTACCGAAACTTTGTGTTGGCATATCAATCGTGAAAATTAGTAATAAACAATTCTTTAGCCATACTAACTTCTTTTTGAGCAACTGGTATTCGTTGTAGTTCTTCAAACTTACGAATAGCTTCTAGCTTCTCAAAAAATTGTTCACGCGCTAAAGGACCAGCTTCATTGAGACAAAACTCATGCCAAAGTCCAGTAAATAAACCATTTGTACGACCAGAGCATCGATACATATGCTCCGTGAACTGGGCTTTTTGTTGTTCTTTTTTGGTGTCCCAGTTAGCTAAATAATCTGTGTTCATTTCAGTTAGCGCAGATTTCTTTGACAGATACTACATCAGTAAACCAAGCTTGAACATCTTGTTCCCGGAACTCTGACAAAGCAAGATGAAAGTCTTCTTCAAGTGAATCTGCAAATTCTTCTTTAGTTTTTCCTAAGAAAGGATTGTATTCAACCTCAAGGTCAATGGTCATTTTGATTTCAATAATCGGCACGAGCTTTTGTAGAAGTGTCTAAATTATAATTTATATAAGAGCATTGAACAAGATGTATAATCGCATGCCTGCCAAGAGGGATCCTCTTAGTAACAAGAGAATGTTGAATGATTATAGTCTTCTTGAAAACATGCCAGCACCTGGAAATATTGCAGGTAGACACATGGGAGAAATTATGGGTATTAAACCCCAAAATCCTTTTGGTGATTCTTATATTCAAAATCAATTACGTAATCCATTTATTAATCCAGGCTTTTATGGATTACGACCTGGCATTATGATTCCTCAGTTTGATCAAACTCCCCGCTAGTTTTACTTAATAAATGATTTAAAGAATTAACTTGATTGTTTTGATAATGACCTAAACGTTGTTGAATAATGTTGACATAATTAATAGCAGCATCAACAATACCTTCAGCATCAATTGCTGCAGATACATTTTCATTTGCTAATAAACCTGCAACTATTATTGTAGTCATCCATTCTTGTTTGTTACCAAGCATGGTTGGTAATGGAGTGCCACCTTTAGTAAATGAATCGAGGATGTAATGGTTTAACTCCTCGTAATTTCTACTATTCATGTGGCACCCCGAGTTACTACCAGCTTACTGGAGATAATACCAATAAGCATTAGACGCATTTTGATGGAAGCGTTTGGCATTAATTAATTTAATCTTACGTTCTTTTAAACGATCTAACTTATTTGCATTGTATGGTACATCTTGAGCGATTTCTAAATTAATCTCCTCTTCTAGAACTTCTTTCTGAAGTTCAATATCAGCTACTGCATGCCTGTGGCATTGCATTTTAATTTCAGCTTCATGTTTGTCATAAGGACAAGGAAGATCTGTATAAAAACTACGCTGAAGAGAAGGATGATATTTATCCTCTGTCCAACTCTGAGTTGTTGAGGATTCGGTGCGTGCGGATGGCATAGTTCGTTTTGACGGTAACACCTTGTGGTAATTTTTGGCCGTTGTTGTGTAAGGCACGGATGGCTTCAAGATTAGGGATTTTATTGAAAGTAAGTTTTTCCTGCGAATCAATGACTGTTCCATTAACAGTCTTAAGAACCGTAGTAGTAATTACCTCTTTGACAATAGCGCATTGTTCCTGTTCGTCATCAGACCAATCGCTTACGTCACTTGTTATTTCTATTGAATCTTTAATGGGAGACACTGTGAATTCATAATCTTTACCAACAAGTTTATTGTCAGTAGCATGACCACGCCTGCGCAATTCTTTAATTAATGATTTAATAGAATCGATTTCATTTTGATGACGTTTAATTGAAGCATCTAATGTTTGTTTTTCTGATTTACCAATTTCTACTAAATGTTCGTTTTTAACAATTGCATAGTGCAAGCCATCGATCTTTGAAGATCGAAGGCCAGCACATTGTTCAAGTTCGTCTAATGCGTCTTGTTTACTTTTATCTGTAAGAAGATTAATGGAAGAACTAAGCGCATTATGATGTTTAAAAAGCTCAAGAGTATTAAGTTTTTTAAGATTGACTTTGGTAACGCGTGCCATAGTTTTGTTGTTGTGTGATGTAGTTAAGAACAGCTGCAGCCATACAGCTAACAGCAGCATAAAAAACTTGAGTTAGTACTGAACAGAAAAATTCAAACATTGATACAATAGAGTGAAATGAAATAACGTCATGTTAACCTTCGAAACCTCGCCAGAAGAAGAGTTTTGGAAGGTGAAAATGAATCGTTATATCGAGAATTGTAGCAGCTTGTCTGAATTAAAGGAGGTCGCCACACTCCTTGTAAAGGTTGCAGCGACCCGTCAGGCAGTGATCAATGGCCTAGTCAAGGATGCACTAGACCAAATGGAATCACAAGCTAGAGTCAGCTCCTAGGCTGTCTCGTCCTGATGTTGCTGTTAAATCAACAGCTTCATCTGACTTGTCTGTACCCCTGGAAGCAGGAAGTATTTCTACTCCTTGCTTGAGACCATACGCACCACCAAGTTGGTTGACGTTTTGTGCTGAGTGCATGGCAATGAATCCCTCATAATCGGTCATCATTTTCCATGTAGATTCTCGATCCTCTGTTGGAATTGTCATTGCGTCAATAGATGCGAATGCTGAATCTTCATCACTGAAGTCTGGTGCTTCGCAACACTCAATACCACAGATTTCGTTCTTGCGTTCACCTGCCCGTTTACGAACAAATGTTGGCTGCCACACCGTGGTGCTGAAAAACTGTTCGTTCCACACCTGAGGCACGGCTGCACCAGTGAACTTGTCCATGGTGTATCCCATCATCTCCTCAAAGTGCTTGAGGTTCTGAGAGATCTGGACTGCTGCTAATCCTTTTGTGGTCAGAACAATAGGTAGTTTATGAGCACGAGTACGATTTTTTTTGAGTACCATTACCAGATACAAAGTTCGGCTTTGGTACATACGCTCGTACTTGGGATCAGCTTCAGCCTTAGTCTTGTCTGTATTCCATAGCTCTTTGGTGGATGGATCATTAAATGATCCAATGATCTGGTTGAGGCCTGAACCTTTACCAAATCGTTCCTGCACCATCAGAGGTGAACGCCAAAGCACCTGAATCTTGGGTTTGATTAACAAGATGCCTTGATCAGGAGTTTTGTTGTTTCCGAACGTGTGTTCGTAATCGATAAGGACTGAGCCTTTCTCGAAGTCAGACTGTTTGGCTGTCCACTTGCAGACATCAATGTCTTTGTTCTGCAGAAACAGACCGTGAGTGTCGGTTTGATTTAGTGGTTGCAGTGTTGCCATGCTCTTATAGCCAGAAATAAATTCTGGGCTTTTAAACATTGCAAAATCTGCGGCTGTGCGTTTGGTCATCGTGGAGGTCATACGACTTTAGTGGACGTGGGATCTAGGGCTTACATTGACAAGGGCAAATGCCTAGGCTGGAAGTATAGCTTCAAAAAGGATCGTTGTCATCCTCACTGTCTAACGGTTTCCAAAGTGACTTTGGTTCCGCACCAACAGGCACTTCAGCACGTGGTTTAATTTCTTGAGCTTTAGCTTTAGGAGCCATGGTAAAACCTTTTAACATAATTTCGGTTTTATATCTAATCTCTCCAGATTCTTTGTCTGTCCAAGAATCAGTAACTAATGTTCCTCTAACTGTTAAACCCATTCCTTTACGTGCTGCCATATCAGCTAATAATTGAGCTGGTTTGTATTTAGCATCAGATGAATTGATTGCAGTAATTGGAATTAAATCTGATTCACCTCCACCAGCTGTAATACTGAGTGTGGTTTTAGCAATAAGAAAACCACTTTCTGTACTAGTAAACTGGCGTGGATCAGATACATCTAGATCTTTGATCACACGACCACTAAATATGCAATAGTTGTATGGAGGACATGGTGCTTCACGTCGTTCAAGATTGCCTCCCATCAACCACCATTCTCTAGTTTTGTAATCGTGGCGAATGGATGCATCCATAATTTGGACACAGTCTCCCGCTCTAAGATTAATCTCTTTGTAAGACCTGTATTCAATTAATGTGTCAACTTTCTTTTTACCTACAGCAGGTAAACGAAGAGATACAACATTCATTCGATTGTCCATCCCCTGATATTTAGTCAGTGGATTGTCAACGACTTCAGCGACAAGAAATGCAATGTGCATTGTTTTTAATAGTGTGATGTGATTGTAGGATCTGGGGCTTACATGTCAATGTGTCAATGCCCAGTTAGCTCCTGTTTTAATGTCTCCTTCAATGAGACACTTGAAATCATAGAACGTTCCTGCTTTTAAAAATGATTCCAATACCAGAGGTTTAATTGTCTGTACTAAATCTGGTTGCACAGACAACTGAACTTCATCATGAATCATGGCGTGTTGTTCCCAATCAGATCCATATATTAATTGGCTGTTAGCTGTTAGCTGATGCAGATTAACCACAACTTGTTTCATGATAATTGCGCCAGCAGATTGAAGCAATACATTTAAGGCCTTGAATTCAGAGCGACAGTACAAAGGCCTACGGTCAAGACCAATAAGGTGCCCACGCTTTTCAAGATTAGATTTGAGCGTCGCTTTAAGTTTTTGGAGCGCTGGGACGCCTTCCATGAAACCCATGATTGCTTCTCTTCCCAACTGCTTAAGCTTGTCGGGATTTTTTTCTTTTGGGTCCACGATTGTACCGGCTTTGATGAAGCCAGCTCCGTAAAGTACGGCGTAGAGTAGTCGTTTTGAAATGTCACGTGTAGTAACTCCGAATCGTTGTTGGTTGTAAGTGTGAATGTCTTGGCTGTCATCAGTGACAACTTCGCCATACTCGCCGCCGTCCCATAGTGCTAAGTAACCAGCCAAGCAGCGAAGTTCCAATGCCTTAGCATCAGCACCCAATAAAATGCGGCCAGGAGGGGGACCAAATAACGAACGACATCTATCACCATAAGGTGAATAAACTGCTGGGATCTGCCCCATGTTCGGAGTTCGATGGCTAGCACGACCGGTGATACAACCATTGGTAATAAGATCGCCGTGCATTTTGCCATCGTCACCAACAAGTTTGAGCCATGCATTGTCTCCATCTTTGATCTGTCCTAGACGTTTCTTTAGCAGCTGATACTCAGCCAATAGCTTGGCTTCAGGGTATGGAAGTTGAGAAAGAACATCATCATTTAAGATTGGATTTCCTTTCTCTGTTGTTGCCTCTGGTACCCAGCCGTACTTATCTTGGAGACGACGTACTGTTTGTTGTCGTGAAGCAGGATTGAAATGTTCAACAGTAACTTTAGTGTAAGGCACTCCCTTGATGATTCCTTTTGTTTTGTTTGATGCTTTTGGTGTTACGATTTCTTCATGTTGAATTGGAGGAAATGCTTTAGTAGTAAGTTCTGTTTCAACTATTTTTTTTCTAGCTTCAAGTTCATCCACAAAATTAAAACATTGATTAGTATCAAAAGGAAAGCCTGATCTAATTTGTTTATTAATTGCTTGAGCGAAATCATGTTCCAGCCGAAGAGCCGAAGCTTTGATTGGGTCAGTGGTGATGAGGTGGTATAAAGAGGTTGTGACATTACAATCTTGTTTACAGTACTCCAACATTTCTGGGGTGAACGCAGAAAAATCGGTAAAATTGTCTTTGAAGTTACCAAGTCTGTAGCCCCAAGCCTTAAGTGAGGCTGACCCTCTGAGCTTAGGTGGCACATTTTGGTAGTGATCTGTATCGACTTCTTGTAATTTTTCTTTGGGCCAAATGAGCCTGGTGCAGATGAGTGTGTCAATGACATGAGATGTGGTGTTAAAGTCTAGTAACTTTTTTAATACTGGTAAATCATAAAAAATTATATTGTGACCGATAAGACAAGTAGCAGAAGCCAACCTGTCAATAGCCCTATCAATAGACCCAGGCCCATAACCAATAGTTTCGTTTCGTACGACATCGTGTATTGCCACGCAAAATAACTCTGTTGCTTCATCGTATAATCCGTTTGTTTCAATATCAAAAACGAGATAGTTTTCATTAAAGGAATTTGGCTTCAGGTTGAACTGAGAGTTCTTGTAATGAAAGCTGTTGGTCATTTTTATTTATCCAATTAAGAATTTGAACAGCACCAGTTTTAGTTGGAGAACAGAAAGCTTTTGAAATCTCACTGTCTTTTACTATCTGTATTAGTTCAAACTTACCAGCATTTGAATTTGGATAAATAGCATGGGGAATACCATTTATAACCGTAGTAATTAAATAACTCAATGTTTTGTTGAATCTTTTAGAAGACTACGGTATTTATTATTTATTGCAACCCCTTAATTATTTTCATATTCTAATCGTTTTTTTACGCCACGGGCTTTCCAGAGTGTTGCATCTGCAACAAAAAAATCTACTGTACAACCCAATGCTTTAGCTGCATTACTAATCATTTTTAATTCTGCTGCAGAAAAAGTTACATTAAGCGTAGTAGTTGTTCTTGGTGTAGGAAGGTTAGTAAAATTTGGATTATCTGCTATCCATTGATCTACTTTCTTTTTGCAATAAAAGCAATGACGTTGTTTTTTAAATTCTGGAGCAGGGAATCGACCATTCTTTACAGCTTTTATGATGCTAAAACGACTCATAAATGTTCTGTCTACAACACCTTGAGTGTCATAGTATTTAGTCCTGTCAACATCAATAGTTGCTGGTGCAGGCTTCGGCATTGGTTGATTGGAATGAAATTGATTTTCAGGAAGCATGGATAAAATAAAGCGTAGTCTAGGACTTACACATAAAGATGCCTAGCTTTTATTGTCCAAAAAACAATTCAGTTAAACCAAACTCACCTCTAGCTGGATTGAATCTTTTACCTGCAAGTTGGATGCGTTGAACCAATGGGTTAGATGCAGTTGGCTGTTGATCTCTATAAGCATCTAGTTCTTGTTGAGGTCTAGTAACCATTGAAATTGGTAAGGGGGTATAAGCATTTAATTGTGGGATTGGCTCAACAAGTTCACCACTTGCAATTTTTCTTAACCTTTCTTCTTTTGCTCTAGCATCTTCGTTATATCTATAAGCAGAACCAGTTGATGGTTTACCTAAGACACCTGGCGCTACCTTGCCTGCTGTTTGCTGAAGTTTAGATAATGCAGTTTCACCTGTTGTTTGTCTACTTAATTCATTGACAGAACGACCAGCTTCATACACGCCCAGTCCACCAAGAACTGGTGGTGCAACACTTGCTAATGCAGGAACTACATAAGTAGCACCAGCTAAACCTGCCATGTAAGGCAATCCTTCCATAATTTCACTTGCATATGTTTTAATACCAGCACCTATGCCTTCTTCACCAGTTGCTTTAATAACTTCTGCAGATGGTATAGATTCATACAGGCCACCTAATGTTGCATTACTAAGAGCACGTGGCAGTCTAAACTCATGCGAACCAAGAGCGACTGCTGTTTTTCCTGAAGAAAGAGGTCCGCCTTTTTGATAAATAGGTTGCTCAAACATTGTTCTATCACGGTAGATAGATACATCGGTTTCTTTGGGTACACCAAATGCTTTTCGTATTGCAGGGTCTTTTAAAGTTCCTGGGTCCCATTCCATTGGTACATCATCACGCAACCAAGTGGTTGGATTTATACGTTGTACTTTTGCATAACCAAAAGGTTGAGCTTTCAATACTCCTTTGCTCATTCTGCTATACAATTTATCTCTTTGACCTCCTGGTCCACCTATAGGATTTTGACTAAAGTATTCTCCAGGTTTTACTTTATCTAGTTCTGTTCCTATCATGTAACCCAAAGTGGGTTGATAGGTAGGTGATTTCATCGTATTAATTTTATCCTTATTGTAATTAATACGATATCTATAATCTCTAATCTTTCGGTTTTCTTGATCAATTCTATCTTTAAAAGGAGTCATAGAATGAGTAGCCTTTTCATTATTGCGATACAAGTCTGCTATATATTGTTTCTTGCCTGCAATAAGGTCTTCTGTTCTTTGATTTTGAATTTTTAATTTCTTTGAATCTGCAAAACCTTCTGGACCTTGAAAGCTAAAATCATATCCACGCCCATCAGGTTGTAACATTAAATTAGTTCTAATTTTATTGCTAGGTGAATAACCTATACGTGAATCTTCTAGTAGTTGTGTGTAGTAATTAAAGTCAGGGTTAGCACCTTCAGGAAGGTATTTTGGATCATAAACAGGACGATCTAAATCAAGAATGTTTCTATAGCCTCTAACAACTTGAGTGATGTTATCATCAATGCGATCAGTAACTTGATTAAGTAAAAGGCCAGTTTGCCGTGGAAAATCTATAACATTATTTCTGACTCCAGCTAAGGTTCTACGTGCTCGATTGATAGGTTTATTTTCTTGTCTTATTCGTTGTTCTTCGGCTGCTACATCTGCTTCAAAACGTGCTTGCATTTCAGGATCAAGAAACCGTAGGGTTTGACCTTCACCTGTTCCAGATAAATATCTGTCATTGCCGACGTAACCTCTTGCTCTATAGTTTCTTTCCTCAGCTGATACACCTGCTTCATCTAATTGTCTGCTTCTTCGTTCAATAGCATCTGAAACTTGTGCACTATTAAAACCAAGCTGACGCATTTCGTATACGTTATCAGGAGTTAACTCCTGCATATTTACACGGGGTGGATCATTAAGACCAAGCCGATCTATAAAATCTGCTTGTTGTTGTAGTTGTTGTTGATCAAGAGCAGCTCTTTCAAAATCCTGTGCATCCAGTGTATCTGGTATACCGTCTTCCATGAATGCCGATGCTTCTTCCTCCATATCTCTTTGCACCTGACGTACGTAATCATAAAATGATTCATAACCTGCTGAACGTGCCTGGCGGTCTCGCTCTAAGTTATGCTCAGCTTCAGTTATTTCAGCTCCAGTAGCGTCATTGTAATAAGTTATTTCACCAGTGTACGGATCTCTTTCTATTGACATTGTGATCTTTGAAACAGGTGCTTTGTTCATTCTAAGATGAGTGATAAAATACAAGTACGTTCACCCCACTGGGGCGCAATTCACTAGACAGGGAACGGGGTCTAGGTTTTAGCGGAGGACATCATGTCTACCAAGACACTGACTTATCGAGGCGTTAAGTACGAACGTACCAGCCCGACATTGAATTCAATCCATTCGGTTTGGGTATCAAGGGATGAAATTAAACAGGAACGTGAAAAGTTCCAAGCCAAATTAGATCGTAAACGGCTTAAGTAATTAAGCCCAGGGCCAGCTTGGTTTTACATCAGCTTGCCATACATCTGGATCAATAGGTCGCTGACTAACGTAATAACCAAACAGGCGTTTCATTTCATCTAATGAGACGCCTACTTTTTTTGCCATGACAGCTACGTTGGTTTGACCTTTGTAGATCAGATCAAGTGCATCTTCAAGCTGCATAATCTTTTACGTGCTTCCAAGTTTTTCTGTATTGAATTGAACGAATACAATTCTCAGACATACCAGTAAGAATCATGATGTTCTTAACTGGCACACCATATTTAAGTTGCCTGCGTATCCTTCTAACATCATTCTCAGTAAGAATAGAGTTTGGATGTTCTCTACCGGCAACACGATCATAAGTTCTTTTGCTTTTAGAAGCACAGCTTCTACTGCAATAAGGACCTGCATGTCTGTGCATAACACGATACTGTTCGCGTCTTGATTCACGTTTAAACATTGTTCCACAACAGGAACAAACTAATTGGACTGTTGGTCTGGCCATAATGCTTCAGAAATAATAGGAAATTGTTGTTGGAAGATTGCTTTGCATTGCTCTGCAATCTCTTTGTGTTCTTTTTGCGTACCATTGTCAGTACGCAGATCGATGTAATGCACCCATGACCTGAGTGTTCCATTCATATGAAGTTTGCTTGGTGCAGCCAGAGGTAACACAAAACGTGCAGACTCTTTTGCAACACCAGCACTCAACAGTTCTTGGTATAGATGCTCAGCATCTTCCATATGAATAGAAACAAGACGCTGTAATGCAGCGTATCTTTCAACACCCAACTTATTTTTAAGATCAGGAGTGGAGTTTTGCCTGTTTTTAAAATCTTGAGCGCGTAACTCAGGCGTTTCAACACGACCAATTTGATTTGTATTGGCGTATCTCAAAGAGAATTCCTGGAACGTGAAGCTGCGATGCCTCAGTATCTGTGGTGCAATTCCCCTTGAAGTTGATATTGTAACGCACATGTTAGCCATTTCAAATGGCGACCAGTGCTTATGTTTGATGAGATAACGTAAAAGCTTTGGACCTGTCTCCATGTTCTTTGCGTTTTTTGGAGCTGACACTCTGGCCATCTCTACGATTTCGTTTTCTGCTTGTGGTGTTACCCATTTCAGTTGAACCTGTGATTGCATTCATTTGATGTTGAGTGAAACGATTGTAAGCACCACGTTTGGGTTTGTAATGCTTATCGCGTGTAATTGGTTTGTCTGTAACAGTTACTTGTCTGCCTTTACGGATGACATAAACACCACCACGTGGGCCAACAAGAATTTCTTCATGTTCTTTAACATGATTGATGTGTACGTAAGCCATCAATCTTTTGTTTCGTGCATAACACGAATAGACATAAAGATTTCTGGTCGCTGTGAGTGATCGAATTTAATTTCAACAAAGGGTTGTTTGTGTCCTCTGCTGTTTTTTTTGTACATCACTTGGGTTACTACCCCAGCTCTGCAACGTGCAACGTTATTCATTGGGTTGGATTTGTGTAATACACGATCACCAACTTTGAAACGAGGTGCCGTCGCTCTCGGCCCTGGTTTTGTCATGGAAAATAAATCGACGGGCTGAGTTTACAATGCATAGACAAATGTATTTAGAATGTGTTGGGACGCAGAAGAACTACGTCAGTCCTGAGGGAGCATCAGTTTTTGTAGTTTCCTGGTGCTGGTTAAGCGAATCCTCTTGCAGCCTGATCACTGTGAGAGGACACCCTCTTTGCCTTAGCTGCTTGACGAGACCTAAGTCTTCTCATGAGACGGGGGCTTAAGCCTCCAAACTCTCTGCGGTTTTCATGGTTGTTGCTTTTCGCATTAGATGCTTTACTTTTCTTAGTAATGATTGCCATAGTGTTGTGTAATAAATGATTGGTAGGAGTGGCGAGACTTGAACTCGCATGACCATAACAGTCCACGGATTTTAAGTCCGATGCGTCTACCAATTCCGCCACACTCCCAATGAGATAGGGCTTACGCCTGACGCAACAACATTGTTACTCGGCTGCCTAAATCTCAGTCAGCGTAGCTGAATCTCTCTGAACTGCAACGCTTTAGCGAACGCTGTCTTGAGACAAGTGTTTTCATCTGCTGTCAGTTTGTAATCCTGACCACCATTGCGTAGCGTTGTGCATTGATCAATATTGATCTCTCCGTTATCAACCGTAAGTTGCATGGTAAATCGTGGCTTGTTATCAACCATCGCTAGCAGAATAATGTGCCTGAATTTTCTGACACCTTCTGCATAGCTACCACTACCAACGCAGTTCCGCATAGCCTGTCCCCACTCAGCCACCTGATGCGTGTCAATGGGCTGGAAGAATGTGAAAGTGCCCATGTCACTTTCAGCTTTGACTGGTTGAGGGAATAGTTTCTGTGGAAGTTTTTCATTAGGGTTACGAAGCTTCCAGGTCTGACTCATTAGTAAGTCATGCCATTCATTAATGCGATAACGTTTTGGTTCAGTAGGTAATATATTTTCTGGTGTTCTTTCATTGTGTCTTAACACTTGATTAAGCATATTCATTGAGTCAGCCCAATGTCTCCAATACATCCGTGGGTTACCACTAATGTCGTCTTCATCGTAGTGATGATTATATGAATCTTGATTTTGTTTGGCTCTTTCTGCAATCAAATAATCATGATGTTGCTTCAGCATATTAATAAACCGTTCTGGCGGCACATTTTCTGTTAGATATCGATGCGCGTATTCGCTGATATTTAAAGTAGGCATATGAAACTTAACACGTTCAAGTAGGTGTTCGTTAGCAATTAAATGGTTAATGTCACAGAACGGATAAGCTTTATACATTTCATTAACTCCTTGTAAGTAATGATGCATATCGGATAATGGTGCAACGATAGGTTTCATCGATGCTTTGATTGGATCAGCCATCTCAAATGCCACTGACATATCACTAACCATTTTGTTAACTTTTCTACGGAACCACGGTGAGTTAAAGAACTCTGGTGCAATGCAGTCATATTCTCCATATTCACTGAATACTTTGTGATAGAACTCATTAGTATGTTCAAATTTACACATGGTTTCATGTGTCATACATGGAATATGACAATCATTAACAACATATTTAATACTGTTACCTAGCTTTGTCATCCGTATAAAATCATTATTGTTGTACCTAATGTGATCCCATTGAGGTACACCAGCCATGATGTTACGCCATAGCTCCATGATTGCTTCTGAATGTAGTTGTGTACGCTCTTTGTATCTTTCTATTGTGTGATTCATATCAACTTCACGTATGTAATTCGTTGTATAGCCAGCTTCAATCTCTTCTTGGGTAATGAACTGTGTTGTAACTAGCCAGTTGGTTCGACCAATCTTACGCTTACTCATTTGCAAGTCAGGATCATCTATCAATGATTTACTTCCGCTTTTACGATTAACAAATAATCTTTCATTAGTCTGCATTTGTTTCCTTGCTGTTTCTGTATCTTTAAATGCAACTGATATGCCATACAAGTAGCCATCATCTTTGCGCTTAGGCATCCATGCTGCGACCCAATATTGTTTTGTCCAATACAACACAGCATGCAAACGAGTTTGTCCAGCTGGTGGATCTTCCATGTAACTAAATCGACTGATTGTATTCTTTATTGTGGTGCCATTGATAAAGTCAATGGCTTCTTGCATTTCTCTGGTACTAACAATGTCATCAGGGATTAGACCTAGTGAGATGACATTACCTTTGGGATATTTAGCAGCTTTGGTTCTATTGATATTGCCACGCCTTGCTTCTTCGTCACGTTGTTGTTTGGCTAGACGCTTACGTGTCTGGTCATAGCTCATGACCTCCATCTGAATCTGGTCAGGCAGTTGGAATTTCATTGTGTAGTTTGGTGTGATGTAGTAAGAGCAGTTTAAAGACATGCTCAGGTCTATTGGTTAGTTTTCTTCGTCTATGTCCCAATCAAGATTCATATCTTGAATGTATTGACGAAGGGCAACTGGATCGTTAGGTGGTTGTTCATCACCTGATACTTCATCTAGTTCAAAGATGGCACTGCATTGTGCAGGTCCACGCTCTTCTGGCTCAGCTATGTCAGCAGGATGCATGACAGCAGGCCGTACCAATTGCATGTCAGCAACGGTTGCAGACACGATCCAAGAACTAGTGCCGTAATCCAGATCACGAATGTCAAGCTCGCAGTTGTGTACAGTAATTACTTCAGGCATTGATTGCATACTCTTCCTCTGGTGTAATAGATGGGATTGGTTCATCAGTAATTTGTTGTTTTACTGATTCCAGTAACTCAGCTTCTTGCAACCACTGAAGTTTCAGTCGATCAGAAAGTCGCAGCAGCTCATCAGCAGCACCAGAATATTTGAGCCGCTGTGGATCATGCATGTCTAGCTTGGAAGCTAACAAGTGAATTTCATCTACTCTTTTGTACAAAGTGATGATGAAGTCTTGTTGTCTATCAGTGATGTACGCCATGTGTGATGTGGTGTTGTGTACAACAGTTTAAAGACTTGCCTAGGTCTAACAACCAGGCTGTTGGCTGTTACTCCTCCCACATGGGAGGCTTGTGTCCAAAGTCAGGCTCTTCCGGAAACCAGTCATGCCAGTCTTTGTCACTGATATTGTAGCGTTTGGCTAAGCCTGTGCCAGGTATCGATGTCGTACCTTTTACATGACCATTGCCAAGATTAAGGTTGATCGTTTGTCTAAATGGACCAACCTTAAATGATTTACTGTAGCTTTTGATGCCATGCTCGGTTACATTAAAACCGAAGATGTCTTTGTCAAAGTTGAAGGCAGATCGCTTTGTCATTAATTTCAATGCGGTGTGCTAGATCCATTAACATCGATGCAACTAATGCATTACTGCAACGAGTTTCTAGTTGATACTCACGGCAGATACGCATGATGTCATCTCTGTACTCGATGTAGTGGTCAACTGATTCGCTCATTCAACTCCTTAAGTAACATTAGATTTCCTTTAGATTTAGGACGCTTACGTTTTGGTGTCTCCGTTATCCCGTACGTCGGGGCTCCTCCCCTCCTGCTCACTGCTTCCCTGTTGAAGACGTGCTGTTGAATTCGGGTCATTGATGTTAATGGTTTTGATTAAGGCGTCAATAGTCTTTTGATCTGGTGCAGTACCACCTTCAAGTTGTGCTGGAGTAGTGCAATAAGTTTTGCCAGTCTTTGGATTAATAAAGACAGCAAAAGCTGGTGGTGTGCCTTGCTCGACAAACTTCTTTGTAGCTTGAGCGAGTCCATATAGTCCTTGTAGGTCGTCAGGTGACGGAGTTTCATCTGGAACGATGTTTTTAGGCATGAGTCAGTAGTAGATTTTGCGACAGGATACAATGATTCTGTTGACTATCTTTCCATCAGCTCTTTTGTAAGGAAAGTTCTTCAGGATCTGATGTCGTGCATCATCAATGTCATGGGCACGAATGTTGGCAGACCAGATACCTGCACCAACAGTGTAATTTTCACCGGGGATAGGATTTGGCGGTGGATCATGTTTGTACTTGACACGATAGCGATTAGGCATGGTAATTAAAGGTGATGTGATTCTCTGGGCCTTACATGTAGTCGGGGAAAATACAATGCCCAGTACTGATTACTCGTAATGTGGACGTTCTGTAGGATAATTTTTTGCGTATCCTGTGCCTAGTGTAAGTTCATACGCAAAGTTACCTTGTGATGTTTCAATAGAAGGTTGGTTCGTTAAGTTATAGGTATCAATGAGTTCGATACATCGCTTGATACATCCTTTCTTGCTGAAGATGAAGTGAGTTGATTGCGCCTCACCTGTCGAGTACCACCATCCACCTTCTTCTGGGCCACCATAGGCTTGCGAGACCTGGTGGATTTTGATTGATGTTGGTTCTTCATCTTCCCATTCTTCGTGAACTTTGTATTGGTTGAGGAAATATCTTGCTGCTCCACTACGAGGGTATCGTTGTATGTAGGCAACAAGTCCTTGGTTGTGTAGGTTGTGGATGTTGATGGTTTCCATTTGATTGTGTTGTTGATTAAAACAGTGAATAGTGTTGCGATGATTGCAATGATTACCGTGATGAATTCGTCAGAATGGTACGTTGTTTGATTCATTGGTTGATTGGGTGTTAGGGTCGATGTCTAGATTTTCTGAGTTTTGAGGTTCTTCCATTTCTTCACGCATGGCCTGCTCTAGTTCATAAGCGATGTCTGCGTTGTAGTACATGTCTTCCCTGAGCATGTTTCGTTTGTCGAGTTGGTTGTGAATCCAGCTTTTGATGCGGGACATAACTGTCTCCTGTTGTGTGGTGTGATGTGATGGATACCTGGGCTTACATGCCAAGCAATGCCAGGATACTTAATAATTAGGCTGTTGGCTGTTACTTCTTGTTAAAGAATGAATGTATCGTGTTGATACAGAGTTGTGTGTAGTTGTGAGTAGTTGGGGGGTATATATTTTATTTATATAGAAAACTGTACATTTGTGAGTGGTTGTAGTGAGGGACTGCTATGTAAAGAATTAATAAGCACAAAGTGTACAGAAATTACTTACAAATGTACAGAATATAAATAATATGGTGGGTCTTATGTACTAGCACACAATGTACAGATCTTTATAGATAAAGAAAATCTACTCTTTATTGCACAACAACTACAACATAGCTGGTACATGGTGATACACAACTATGTTGTAGTAATTCATATGTACTAGTCGGCTTAGTGTCTAAGGTATAGCCATGAGCCATACCAATCGGCCATCCGTGCGGCGTCATAGAAGCTTTGGAAGTCGTCTAGGTTATATCTCTCATGCTTGGCTGGTGCTTTCCAACTGGCGGGCTTGTAGACCCCTTGTGTGGCTGGATCAATGAATGCCCAGACACTTCCGTTGCGACGTTGACCATCCTCATAGATTTCCGCGCATACTAATTTGATCCACCGTTTGCCTTGGTGGCGTTCAATTACATATCCTTTGCATTGATCTGGGTATTCTCTTTGTATCTTTCTAATTGCTGTGTTGCAGATGACAGTGATCTTGTCATCGAGTGTTAGTTCTTCAAACTGTGTGGTGTCGTCGTTATATCCGACACATGCAAGTAGTGAGTCAGTCATTGAGTTTGATGTGATGTGATTAGATTTAATGTGGTGTGATTAAATACGATCAGCTTTCTCAATGAACTTGAGATGTGCATACTCTCTTGCTTCTTTGTCAGTGTTAAGAACAACTAAGCCTTTGCGATTGCCATGTCTCCTGTTGTTCCAAACATGTGCAGTACAAGCATAAGTTGTATCGTTAATGTTAATGATGACCGGATAAACACCGATAGATACATCATTATTTGGTGACATTAACAAATCAAATTCTGCTTCTTGTTCTATCTGACCATGCAGATAGATCATATCTAATGCATGTAAATTGTTGTGATACTTAAATGCATTACGTTCTGAATACCAGATTGGCAGTGATGAAATTGTTGTCATTGTTTCAGTTGAGTGAAGTGTAGTGTATAGATGTAGTTGGTTGAAGATCTTTAGTGACAATAAGACTACGTACCTGTGGTACTTCATCTAAGCCATCTTTGATTTCTTCTGCTGTTAAATCTGTAAGTACTATTTTTAATAATGCATCAATTTGTATACATAACTGATGATACTCATCAATGAATCCAGCAAAATCATATTTATCTTTACGTTTATCTAAATGTATGCGCATCTCTAATACTTGTATATATTGTATATATCTTGCTTTTTGTGACTTGCGAGATAGTTGTTCTTTAGAAGAGTCCATTGTGGTGTGATTAAGTGTACGCAATGATAAGTAAAACTTATCAATCAAGAGGCTGTTGGCTGTTACTTAGAGATTGTTTGTTGAAAGGAGAAGGGATGTGCTTGTGTTGTTTCATGTTTTTGAATTAAGTTGATTGTGGATCTCTTTTGCATTACGATGCAATGAATTAATGCGCATGAAGTTAGCTTCAAGCCATTCATGTAATGCAATTTCAATAACTGTGCGTGGAAGTACACCTTGTAATTGAGCTAGTAGTTCAACCATGTGAACATCAGTTTGTGTCAATGGTTGAACTAAATGCTCTTGTTGTTGGGTTCTGCGTTCAGTCATTTGTGTAATAAGTGAAAGATAAAGCGGGCAATACTATTACGTATGCCCGGTGCTTTGTAGCTGTCAACAGTAACGTACTTTAGGTTGTTACCACGTACTATTTGAATTGTCATGATTGAGTTGTAAGTTTAAAATCATTGAGATGGTCAGTTACATAACCTGAACCAACAACTGTTGGTGTGCAACGTATAGTTTCTGTTTGGTACTGACCGTCAACAACAGTAAGTACGCGGCACCAATTAGTAGCTGGGTCTTTGTGCCATGCGATAACACATGCAGTGAAGTCAGTGCCTTCTGATGCAACGTGCCAATCTTTCTCGATGGCACTATTAATAGCTTCTTCTCTGATTTGTTTAGTTGTTGTTGTCATCTTTGGTATTGTGTGATGGATAGTGTTGTCTGTCGGCAAACCACATCCCGAGGGATATAATTGCTAACGGTGGAAATAATACTGCAGTGCTTACGGTTAATGCACCGTAAACAATATCGCAGTCACGTTTGGTTGTGTCGTCATTGTTGTAGATGTTCATTTGTACTCCTCCTCGTAGCCGTCAAAGAACGTGTTGTCTTTGCGTGTGGATGGGTCTTTGCACCATGCTTGGGCTTCTTCTAGTGTGAGGCCAGTCTCAACTGTCTCATTGTATTTACCCTGTGATGGGTGATAGAAGCGAATGATTTTGTAGGTAGTCATTAGGAATGATGATAGGTGTGGATAGCAATGTTTATGCGATCACGAAGATCTTGATAATGTTTGATTAATGATGGACCAACAATATCTTTCTTGATCAGCATCTTGATCTCTGATTCCAAGATGTCTACATATTCGTAGGCATCTCGGCAGGTGATCTTGATGACTTTGTTGTCTATGTTGTTAGTTGTCATGTGATTGAATCGATGGTGGTTTTGACAGGGGTGCCTGAATGGAAGCAATACTTCTTGATGCACTCCCAGTCAAAGCTGTTTGGTTGTGGTCTGACGTATTCAGCTGATACGCAGTAGTATCCGCCATTTTCATAGTCGGGTTCATAGTCACATTCCTGTGTCCATCCGCCTATGAATGTGTCGTCGTGATAGACGCCAATGACATCAGAGTCTTGGCTCTCCATGATGGTGCGTACTTGTTTGATAAAGTCAGATAGGTTATCGACTGTGTAGTCAAACCTTTCTTGATGTAAGTACGGACCATTGTCTTTGTAGGTCTTGATAGTAGTAATCATTGGATTACCTTTGCAGGGATTAGTGGCATCTCTTTGATAAAGTACTCTGTATCTATGTCAGCTTGGCAATGAGGTTCTTCAGCCTCATGTTCTTTAATGAGTTTATGTAGCACCTGTTTAGCTGCATCGCCGTCTTCGTAGATACCAAGAATAAATTCTTGGAAGTATCCGTCACCGTTGAAATCGGTTGACTGGATTACTAGGTAAAGGTCCATAGTCATTGTGGATAGATAAAAAGAAAGGGCCGCCGTAGCAACCCATTGTTATTAGTTGGCAGGCTCATGTACCCACACATTCACACGCTCGTAAGCCTGCGATTGTGTGTCTTGTTGGTAGTGAGCCTGGTGTGGATTGCGACGGTACTGTGCGTGCATTGCCTGCTCACCTTGCGCTTTGGCAATGGCCATGAAGCGTTCGTAGGTGCAGGTATGAACGTTGCCATTGGGTGCAACGTAGACAAAGCTACCGTCTTCTTGTCTGGTGCCTCGCTCGATAGCGATGCGTTCTGAGTTGTGTACTGCGCGGAACTCCACGCCGTACGTTGTGCGGTAACCTTCCTGGTCGGTCCAGGTGGCAGCTACCTTGTTGTGCCTTGTCTCGTCGTCGTAGTTAGCGACGATCTGTGGTACAAGGAGTGTTGCGGCTTTGAAAATGTTCATCGTTAAGTGTGATGAAGTGTACTGTGAATGCAGGTGAACCAACCTGCAGTTCGAGCTTTCGCTCCGGTGTTTGAGTGAGCAGGTGAACCAACCTGCAGTTCGAGCTTTCGCTCTGGTCTGTGGATAGCCTGGGACTTACTGGCTAAGCCATGCCCAGGTTAATCAATCAAGAGGCTGTTGGCTGTTAGCAGAGCACGTTGTTACATCACCTTCAGTGATGCATGTGACCACTAATGGTTCTCTTGTTATGAAACCAAGTGTGATCATCATTGCTGCTGCAGTGATAGTAAACAGGAAGGCATTGAGTCTGGTCATGGTGATGGCTGTGTAAGGGCTGTTGTATTCAATAAAAAATCCCCCGCCGAAGCGGGGGGGGTGAGTGTTGGATCAGAAGATGATCTCTTCTGCCATGGGGTAGCGCTTGTACCACCCCTTCTTGTCGACGTTGATGTAACCGACGCGCTCCATCTGTTCGATGAGCTTGTCGACCTTGACGCCGTTAGGTACGTCGAAGAACAGGTGAAGCTTCTCGCTCCACTCGATCTTGACCCACGTCTTGCCTGCGTCATCAACGATGGGCTCGACGATGTGGTGCTCCTTGATCTTCCACACCTGAGGAATGGAAGCTTGCTGCTCTTCCTTGGCGGTAGGAGCGGGAGCGGTTTGGATGTTGGCCACGGGATTCTCCGTGTGTGGCGGGCGTAACTCCGCTCGTTCTACGCATTAACCGGCTGTTGGCTGTTCGTTAAACCTTCTGCTTCTAATCTCACAGCCTTATGTGAGATAGCAGCGAGAAGTTCACCAGAATTCCTGTGGAAATTGTGGAGTAACTTACAGCTACGGGCCGTTGTACTACCCATTGGGTGATACGCCGATTGCTTCGTGGGTTTGTCCCACTCTTCAATCGTCGAGGGGCCGTTGGCTGTTTCTTTTTTTTCTATACGCATTCCCAATCGGAAGACGTATGTTAGATAGGTCAGGTAATTATTAACCAAAATGGGTTAAAAAGTTGGATTTACCCAAAAAAACCAGGCCAAAGTACGTAAGGCCCCTGGGGAAGATTTAGGCATGTCAAGTTATTCCTAGCGATTGTTAAGGATTACTAATAATAGGTTTTTAAATATAATTTTATAGCACAAAATGACCCGAAAAGTCGGGTTTACCCCAAGTTTTTATCCCAAACTTACTAGAAGATTGAGGTTCCTCCGGAGTTGTACTCCTTGAATCGCCGTGCAGCGTCCGATGCAAGTTCGTGTTTTCGTGCATCAGGTCTCTGCCTGGCTAACTCGCGGCGAGCACCCTGAACAAATGTTTGCTGTTCCATGGGTGTAGCACCCTTTGCTTCTAGCTCTTGTGTCTTTTCTGCAATAGCACGTAGTGCAATGGCCCTGCCTAACTTATCTTCATCAGTCATTCCACTGTTTTTTACACCAAAATTACTATTAGGTGCTTGCAATTCCATTTCTTGCACTAACTCACGTGCAATAAGTCTAAATCATCAGAATATAAAGGATTAAACTATTAATATTGGAAAATATACACGATGTACGAAGAACAGCGAGAGAATCAAGGCAATAATTTGCTTGGTGGCGTTGTTTTGGGTGCAGGATTACTTGCAGGAGGCCTTGGAGCCCGATCATTACTAAAAAATCGGATACGAAAAGCAAATATCTCAGTTGATCCGCCTACTCCAACAGGATCAACAACTAATAACCAAGCAAGAAGAAGTGGACAAGGTGGAATACAGGTAGTTGATCTACCTAGATTACCCGGACAGGGTGGAACATCCTATCAATCTCCAAGAAAATCTAGATATGAATCATCTGACGCAGCTTTAAAGAAATTTACGCAAGATATTGAAGGTGGAAGTCTAGGAGCAGACTATCGACCAACATCAGGTCCAGTTGTTGGAGAGAATGTAGGCAAGACCTGGCAAATGAATAGGGATTATTACCAAGCACAGCAAGAAGGACTTGATTTACTTACTGATCCTCGTACTGGTGAAATATATCGCCGTGGTGGAAGTCAATCAGTCAATCAAATTATTAGCACACCTAGAAATCAAGGCGGTGGAATTAATTTAAGCAAACAAAACCTTTCAGGACCTGGTGTATTAACGACAGAACAGATGATGTCGTTTGGACAACCTAAAACAAGGTCTGATGTTGATTATGTAAGAGGAAGAATTGCAAAATCCCTAGAAGCACCTGTTGGAAACGTTGGTGCCGGTGTTGAACTGCGTCAGTTGCCTCCAGCAAGTTCTGTTGATTCTGATATGGGCAGAATTAATCGTTTGCTTAAAGATCTTCAATCAGATGTAAAAAGAGAAGCAGGCCAGATGAGTGGAGTAGAGTCCAGTCGTCAATCTGCTGTTGTTAAACGTTTAGAAAAACAAGAAGAGCAACAAGCAAAAGGTATATTGCGTGATTTTGCTGCAGAAAGATTTGCACAAGCTCCAAAACAAGAACCAACAGCTAGACCACCTGGCGCTGGTCCTAAATTATCTGGTTATTCAGAAGGACCGATTGATAAAGCAGATCGAGTGGCTATTAATGCTGCAAGACAAGATAAGCCGCAAACATTAGTTGAAGTAAGAAATTCTGGAAGGCCAATTATGCGTACTGCGCGTAATGAAGCCGTTCAAACAGCCAACGACCAAAAAGACATTGAAATCATTCAATATATTCAACGTAATGAAGATATAGATCTTACAAAGTTTAATGAGGACATTTTAGACAAGCGTGTTGCTGATGCACAAGACTTCTTGCGTAATAAGCAAATACAAAGTGAAGTTGATCTGAATTTTAATTACAGTGCAGAAGAAAATAGACAGGCTGCGGATGTTGGTGCTGCATTAGAAAGAATTCAAAACGATCCAAAGCGCGTAGCAGCAGAAAATATTATTAGTGAGTTGCAAGCAGCCGGTAGAGCTGAACGTGATTTTGCCCGACTTAAAAAAGAAAACCCTGAACTCCCTGGTGTAAAAGCTATTGACAATGCAAGACAGCGTGAAGGTCTTGGAAAAAGTCAAGAAGTAACTGGAGAAGATATAACTCAGCTTCTTACAGGTGAAGCACAAACTGTCGATTCAAATATAAGAGGGAGAGCTTTACGTGGTGGCAAGATTAATGAAGAAGGGAATTATTACACTAAAGCTGGAAATATTACATATCCACCAGCTGGCGGACCAAGCACAACACCTGGTCGTGTATTTAGAGGAAAACGTATTTCTAATCGTTTACGCGAAAGCCCATCAGAGTATTACAGTGCTGATACAGGTATTCGCACTGATATTCGTGAACGCGCTTCAGTACCTGGAACACCTGAACAAATGGCGTCAATTATGGCGTCTGAAGAAATTCGTAAAGCACAAGCTGCTGTAGATGCTGGACGTGCAAGTCCTCTCAAGACTAAAACAACAACAGTGGATGATGGTGATGGAAATATTACTAGAGAAACTGTTGTTGTACCTACAAGAGGTCCTGAGCAAGATGTTGCAAACTCAATGAAGGTAATGAGAGCAGGAATGGAAGTTGAACCGCGTGAACCACTTCCTTCTCTTTCTGTTCCACGTGTTTATGACACAGGTTTTGAAAATGATCAGCTAGCAGTAGAAGTTCCTGTTGGTACTGCATTTACAGGAGCAGCAGCAGATGCAGCTGGACCAGTAAGTAGATTACAAGGTGAAAAAGGAGAAAACATAACTGGCAGCCTAGGCGGTGTTGTGTTTGATCCTGAAGTAGCTGCTTACAACGAGCGCATGGCACAAGGCTTCTTACAGCGTGCTATTAGTGGCGGCATGGCTCAGAAGCAACCACAAGCCGTTGAAGTTTTCAAAACACCACGCCTTGTTGGCCCTGCAGAAGTGGGTCCAGCTCGTGTACCTTTATCTCGTAGTGCGGCTTCTCCGCCACGCGTTGCACTGGTCGATACAGGTTATGCAATCCCAGGTAGTGCCTCAGTAGGAACACCATCCACTGGTGCAATGACTATTAGTCTTGACCCTGCAGCAAGTAGATTAATTGCTGGAGGTGACATTGATTCCAGCCGAGATATTGGAAGGGTTCGTTATACCGGTCCTGTTCAAACATCTGCAGAACGTTTAGCATTAGCAACAGGTGGTACTGCAAGGCCAATGTCAATCTTGCCTGACCGTGGAGATGGCCGGACTACGATCTCTATTCAACCTCCTGCTTATGATCCTCGCTACAAAACAGCTGGTGCGCGAGTAGAAAAATATCCTGTACCAGAAACACCAACCCGTACTGTCTATCGTGATCCAAATACAGGTGCAACTTTTGCTCCTTTGGATCCACCTAAACCTTTTGAACTAAAAGGTCCAGCTCCTATTGCACCTGATGCAGGTCCTGTCAGGCTTTCTGTCGGTCAAGATCCTCAAGGTAACTATGCACCACAAGCTTTAGCAGGCAGAATTCCTCAACGCAGCTATCCTCGGATGCGTGGTAATTCTTTATTCCCCACTGGTACATTAATAAATGATCCAGAAAAACGTGGTGGCCCTGTTAAATTTGAAGGACGTGAACGCCGTGAAAATGAATATGTACGTCCTATTAGTGAGAGACTAGGTAGAGGCAATACTATGGAACGCTTCCCCATTATTCGCAGAGGTTGAAATGACACAAAAGAAAAAAACAACTAAAGAAAAAGATAAAAAGTGGATTCAAAAAGCTACCAAGCGGAAAGGCACGTTTACTGCCAAAGCAAAAAAGAAAGGAATTACGACTGCACAACTACAAGCTAATGTAGAAAAAAATCCTGATAAGTACGACGAGAAAACTCAGAAACAAGCTAAATTGCGTGAAACTCTTGTTAGGATTAATAAAGACAAGAAAAACAAAAATGCCAGCAAAGAAAAAAAGTAATCCTTGCTGGAAAGGATATAAAAAAGACGGTATGAAAATTTCTAAAAAAACAGGTAAAAAAGTTGCTAACTGCGTACCTGTTAAAAAACGCGCCAAGAAGTAATTATGCCATACGACAAGCGACTAGTAAATCCTTCGGATTACATGGATGATGTAGCGAAATTTTTCGATAAGGGTGCATATGTTAAAACAAAATATGAACAACAGAATCGTGCGGATTCTACAAAACCACCGTTTCAAATAAACCGGTTTGGGGCTGCTGAATTAAGAAGCCGTATTACTAGTCGCAAGCCTACGATTAATCCAAGACTTAATTTTATTGACGCTAATCCAGATAATTTTAATTTATTTCAAGGACTACCAAGTCGTTTCGATAAAGCTAGAAAAGAACTTTATAATTTTGATTTAGGTAGACCTGTATTTCAAAAGCCTACATTTTTAGATTCAATTGAATTTCAATTAAAAGGAGAGAAGTGGAAAGAAACATATGAATTAAGTCCAACTGTGAATCCAGATAAACGTGCTAAGAATCCTATGCCTAGAGCAGATAATCCTGATCCAAGAGACTTCCTGTACAAAACAATGGAAGCTAAAGCAGAAGCAGAAGTAGAAGGCAAGATGAATGTTGCTCAGTTACTTAAAGCATCACCGGATGAAATTAAAGAAGCGGAAGACAAAGGCCCTGTAAAATAAATAAATATGCTTGTATATAAATAAATGGCAGTTGCAAAATTAGCAGGAACAGTAGGGAAAAAAGTACTGCCACGTTTTCGTGATATGTTTGTTCAGGCATTGCCTGAAGCATTGGGTGGTGGTTTATTAACTGGAGGCGCACATTACATTATGGGCGGTAAACCAGATGAAGCACTTGCTTATGGACTTGCAGATACCCTAGGCTCAGCCGCAACTTTAGGTTTATTAAGCAAAGCAGGTATTCAAAATCCTCTTGTACGAGCTGGAGGAAATATTATTACAGGTGCAGTAACATCACGCGCATTAACAGATACTTTGTTTAAAGATCGTTATTCACAACAAGCTTTGCAAGGGCAGGGTGGCCAAGCTGTTACTAATGCACAACAACAAGCGCAGCGTGGAAATGTAAATGGAATGACAATGGATGAGTTGGCTGGTAAATATATGGAAGACACAATGTTTCAACAACTACAAGGAGCAATGCAGGGAGGTCAAAAAGAAGGAGATTTAATTCGCATGATGAATTCAATGGGTCCAACATATGATATGAATAGCGCTAGAGCTAATATGGCTTCCATCATGGGCGTGTAATTATGTTTCAACAATTACGAAATTTAGGACGTTCAGTTCAATCAGGTTTTGATAGAGGAGTTCAACTTCAAGATCGACTTGCAAGAGAGAAATCAGCTAATAAAAATGTAAAAAAACGTTATAGCCATAGTGTTATCCCTGGCTTAGACGGAGGTTATTATAAAGAATTAAATCGACAAGGAATTAATATGCAAACACCGGCTGAAATGGCCGGTGCTGTTGGTGCGCGTCTTTTAACAGACGTAGCAGATGATGCCAGTCGTCATACGTATTGGCGTTATAACCATCCAATGGCAATAGGAGATGTTCTTGCAGAACAAATCATTGGTGATAATATTTATAATTTTAATTCAGCACAAAGAGCTGCTATTGAATTAGGAGCTATTGGTGTACCCGTTGCTTCTCATTTAGGTGTTTTTGATATTACAAATCCTGAACAATTAGGTCGACCAAAAGGTTTTGCACAAAGCTATGCAGAAATAGGTTCAGAAGATAGACGTGAAACAGCTAATCCAGCTGCAGAACTTTTTGATCGGTATGCTTTAGGTCGTCGTGGCCGTCCTTTAAAATATGAAACAGCTCAACAAGATATTCCTGATTTGACAAAACAAAGGTATTCAAATTATATGAATACTCTTTATAACGACAGAACTTCAGGGGTTATTCCAGGGTCTATTGGTTTAGGTTTAGCTGGAGGCATGGCGGCTGCTTTAGGCAAAGGTAGTCTTAGAAATGTTATCGGTAGTGCAGCACTAGGTTCAGGCATTGGTGCAGGATTGGGTGCAACAGGTGCTTTTAAAGCAACAACTGAAAATTTAGAAGGAAAGCCAGAAGCATTTATTGCAGGCTTTCCTGTTGGACTTGAATCGGTAGGAGGGTTAGTTGGAGGAGCCGGTGCTGTGCGTTTAGCAACTCAAAATCCACAAACAGTTAAAACTCCTATAGGTGTAGATCCACCAAAAAACGCTGTACGTGGCACCAAGAAAAAAGTTCCTGGTGGCATGACTTATGAAGTTATGCCCAATAGTGCGCGTAAAGTTTTTGGTTATGGCGTACTTGGTGCAGGTGCAGGAGTTATTGCAGGCAAGATGGCTAATGCATTGATTGCAGCAGGAGCAAGAAAAGATTTACCTAGTACAGATGAGTATGGGATTTATTAAGACGAGATAGAATTTAAGTATCTTAAGTATTAACTGTTAGAGAGTAATACCATGCAAGTTGGCAACCAGGGTGGATTACAAACTATGATGGAAGGCATGGGAATAATAGGTCGTGACTTCCAAGACGTGATAGGTTCTCACCTGCAAAGTATGGGAAATATGTTGAGTAATCAAGGTCAAAAAATGGCTGCAGTACAGCAACAACGTAGAGGATATGCAGGTCCTATGGGAGGCAGCCCTTCTGGTGCAGGAAGAATGGACCCTAATGCACCTTTTAATATCAGTGGTGATTATGTGGGACTTGATCCGACAGGTGGCAATGTTACTCAGGGAACAGGTGGTAGACGAGCACAAGGCCCTGGTCCTGTAACAGGTGATGTAACTCCAAGTGCAGATGGTCCAGGTAATCCACGTGTAACTCAAGGTGCAGGAGGCGGTGGAAATGCGCGTGTGACAGAAGGAGGCGGAGGAGGGAACCGTGGAGGCGGTGGAGGCGGTAGATCAGGAGGAGGCGGCGGTGGAAATAGAGTTCCTCGTGGTGGGGGCAGTACGCCTGTTGGAGGCATGAATTTTAGCCGTAGCGGGATGTTAGGTGGCGCTACAAATGTTGCTGGAATGATTGCACCAGTAATGATGGGTGTTGGAAATCTTCAAGAAGGTAAAACTCTTGAAGGTGTAGGCAATCTATCTGGTGGTGCTGCTGCTCTTGCGGCTACACGAAACATGCATCCTTTAATTCGTCTTGGTGCTGCAGGTTTAGGCGCTATTGGAGTTGGTGGATTAGGTGCAGCTGGTGATCGTATGATTGCTGAAAAAACAGGACAAGGATCAGATGAATATAATCAAGAAAAAAATCGCTATCAAACAAATGCTAATTTAAAACCACTTGTCCAAACGATGAATGCTATTCAACAAACAGCAATGGAAAATGATATTTTAAGAATGAAAGCACAAGAGCCTATTCTTAATCGCTTGCTTGATGGTCAATTAGTACGTCAGCAAGCAATGAATGCTAGCCTAACAAATAGTTATGCAATGCTTGGTACATTATCTGCTCAAGCAAAAATGGCACAGCAAGGACAGCGTGAAGCAGGCGCTAACTTCCGTACTGCTTTAACTGCTAATCCTTATGCAGCTAGTGCTGTTGCCGCACCTTCTATTAGTTTCTGATTATGTCAAGATTTTACCCAGCTAGTCAATATTTTGGATTCCAAAATCCATATAATAATCCCGAAATGAGAACTTATTTTTCTGACGGGACTTTGTTTGCAGCTTTAGGCAATCTACCTGGCGGATTAAATTCAGATAAAAGTGCTGCACAAAAAGGGACAGGACCAATAGGAAATAGAACTGGACAAGATTATGATTTTAGAGAAAAAGGAACACAAGGCCCTGGAGATCCTTCAGGGGCGTTTAAAGAAGAAGACACTTCGACTAAACCTGTTCCCAGAGACCAAAGGGATGGAGATAGAGATCTTTATGCAGAATTGCTTGAAAAGATTTTAGAACAGCAAAGATATGAAAGCGATCCAGATCGAATGAAAGAAAAATTCGACATTACAGAACCTATTTATGTTCGTCGTGCACAATTGAATCAAAAAATGGGACTTGAGAATTTAGAAGCAGCTGGTAAAGCTTCTTTTAAATATAAAACTGGACCACAAATGATGATGACTGCGGCTGCTTCCAGGGCTGCTTATTATCCTGAACTAGTTAGTGCTGCTAGTAATTCAGTTACTGGTTTAAATTTAGCAAGTGCAATGAAACCTAGAATGAGTGGATATTACAGGGGGCTTATATAAATGGGTGCTACAGGAATGTCTTCTATCGGTGGTTTTGATAATTTATATAATCAACCACTTACTTTTGGTACTGATTATTATAAATTAGACAATGTTCCTTTACTAGATTATTCAGGTGGATTATTTTCTCCTGAAAAGTATGATTTTGGAACATATGGCATACCAGGTTCGTACGATTTTTCAGGATCTCTTTTTGGTAATATAAGTGAATCAAGTGATACAGGATCTACATTTGAAAAGTTTCTACAAAATTTAGGAAATAATTTATTTAACAATCCTCTTCGTACTGCGAGAAATGCTGGCGAACAGCTTGCAAATAATCTTAGAGCAGGTGCTACAGAAGCTGCTTTTGCAGGCCAAGCACTCGGCATCAGAGGCCAGTTATTGGGTACTGGTGCTTCGCTAGTTGGTGAAGATTCACAGCTCAATAGAGAAACAAACGCAATACTTCGATCACAACAGTTAAATCAAACTAATCTTGCTAAACAAAACAAAGCACAAAACTTTAAAAGTGGTTTAGCGGGTAAATTAAGTCCCATGTCAATTGCTAGATATAGCAACATGATCTATGGAGTTTAATTTAAGGGATGCGATGATAGAAGAACTAGGAGGCAGGTAATGGGTTTTTCTGATTTTATTGGCGATATAATTGGCCCTGTTGGCGGTGCACTTGCATTAACAAATCCGGTTACGGCTCCTTTTGCACCTTTTATTGCTGGCGGTGGAAATGCAATTGGTAATTTAATTTCGGGCGGAAGTAGTCGTAGTCAAAATTCAGGTCAGGCTGCTAATAATGAAATGCTTAATATGTTGTTGGGGTATGAAACTCCCGGCAGTCGATTTTTAGAGGACTATACTCAAAAAGTTTTTTTTGATGCAATGGATGATTATGAAGATAGTGATTTAGCAAAAAGTGCTTTTGGCAATATAAGTGATGCTGTACAAGCTGGTAATTTAGATCCATTCACAGCAAATCAATTTATGGAAAGTAAGTTATCACCAACAAGTGGATATTTTGGATCAGACGACTATGCTTCATTATTAAATGCAGAAGTAAAAAAAGGTACACAAAAAAATATTGTTGATGATGCATTTGCTACTAATTTTTATCGTGCTCCTAGCAATAAAGAAAGCAGATATTTACGAAACTTAGCAGATAGTATGGGAATGAATAAAAGTCCTGCTCAGTTTAATAGCTTTGTAAATAGTCGTTTGGCTAATTCTCTGGAAGGAGCAAGCAAAGGGCCGCTCAGCGCGGCTGAAAGAGCTACACAGGCTTATTATGGTAGGGCTGTTAGATTACCCGATGGCACTAAAACAGGAACTTATAATATATGGGGATTCGATAGGCCAGCAATGAATTTTTCAGACTCAATTGCATAATTAATCATGGGCGCATACACAGACTTTATCCAGCAATATGGAAGTGATGACAAAATCACTAAAAAAGATCTTAAAGATTTTCAATCTAGCGGTGGCAGTCAATCAGATGCACAAAAGTTTCTTAACAAAGCTTTAGAAGGTAAGAAAGGCTATGAAGGGACAGTTGCTGATAA